TAAAAACACTTTTAATCGCTGATTTATAAAAGATTAAAACGAACTACACTCTTTTTCCTAATGAAACAAAGTGTTTCACACCGAGAAACGAAGTGTTTCAAGGATTGAAACTATTTTTGAAACCTAATCGCTTACAGGTGAAGAGGTGGTGAAGTTGTTGCCCTTCACCCGCAAACTCCCTATTCATCGAAGAGACAGAGAAAAGGTGAAAGAGGAGATGAAAAGATGAATTACGATGTCCGATGATACTTCTAATCTCTGACAAGAAAAAAAAGTGCGGTCGCAAAGTGATGAGATTCAAGGCATTGAAAAATAATAGAAAAAAACATTCGTGTAGCTATTGTTAATTTAAAAATACTCCCTATCTTTGCACCGCTTTTGGAAATAATAACCCCAAAGTTTTCGGGGTGTAGCGCAGTCCGGTTAGCGCACCTGCTTTGGGAGCAGGGGGTCGTGGGTTCGAATCCCGCTACCCCGACTACAAAAAAGAGGGTTATTAAGTTCAAAGTTTTTCGGGGTGTAGCGCAGTCCGGTTAGCGCACCTGCTTTGGGAGCAGGGGGTCGTGGGTTCGAATCCCGCTACCCCGACGAAAAATTCAAGTCAAGAAAAATTGAATGGTGTTGAGCTGATACAGTTTGTATCGGCTTTTTTCGTTTATGTAAATTAGACACAATTATACCCCGTTTTGGGGCAAATAAAGAGGGTATTTCTTTGAACTATCTTTGAACAAGTTTCTCTATTTACATTCGTTTAGGGGAAATTAAAGCAATTTCCTATCAAATAACCCCGATTCAAGCTGTTTAATGCATTTTCAAACCTTTAAAAAACATTAAAACAGTATATGGCAACATTTAAAGCAGTTGTTTTCCAAACTGGAAGACACATAAAACTAGATGGAACATCTAATATAAAGATTAGAATATATCATAATAGAGAGTCACAGTATATATCTACCGCTTATTATATCCGCCCTGAAAACATGGACGAATCCGGAAGAATCTTATCGGGAGTGACAAACGGAGAAATGATAGAATACGAAATAAATGCGTATATCCAGAAGATCCGGAGAGAATATTTAAAATTGGGGCAAGATAGAACACAATTCATGTCTTGCATGGATCTCAAGGAGGAAATAGAAAAATCTCTCGCTCCTGATGCTGAATTTATAGACTTCGTAGAATTCGCTCAAAACATAGTAATTCAGACGAAAAAGAAGAAAACAGCCGAATGGTACAGCTCTTCTATCGATACTCTATGCTGGTACACGAAAAGGAAAAAGATAGATATTAAGTTAATCACCTCATTCCTACTAAATAAGATGATAAAAGACCTGTATCAATCAGGCCCAGCAGGTATTCCGCTAGAACCTGGCACAATAAGCCATTATCTTAGAGGCTTAAGAGCATTATACAACAAAGCCAAACTCTATTATAACAACGAGGACTTCGATATCATAAGAATACCTGGTGATCCGTTTAAAAAGGCAGAGATTCCAGAGTATCGAAGAAAAAGAAAGAATATAGACATCAATACCTTATTAAGAATTCGAGATTTCCAGTCCGATAAAAGACGAACTAATATGGCACGAGACGTATTTATGATGATGTTTTACATGATGGGGGTCAACATCAACGACCTTTATAGTATTTCGTGCGAACGTCGCGGAAGATTAGAGTACACACGTTCAAAGACGAATACGGATAAAAATCACGAACAGGTACCACTTTCCGTAAAGATCGAACCGGAACTTCGCACACTTCTTGATAAATATACAGAAGGGTATTTCCTCTCCTACTTTCATACTAACTATTGCAGCTTGAACAATTTCATGCGTGCAATCAATAGTGGGCTGAAAGACATTTGCTTGAATTTAGAGATTGATTTTAAAGTTACTACTAATTGGGCGCGCCACACATGGGCTAGTTTAGCAAGAAATAAAGCCGGAGTACCAAAAGCTGACATCGACTTCTGTCTTGGCCATGTGAACAATGACTATAAAATGGCTGATATTTACATTGATATAGATTATAGTATTTGCGACAAGGCAAATCGGGCTGTATTGGATTTATTGCAAAAAAAAGAAGAAAAAAAAGACTGAAACGTTTGCAAATACAAAAACTCTCTCTATATTTGCAAACATAATGGTGTTGAGCTGGATAAAACAATGATTTTATCCGGCTTTTGTTGTTCCTATACAATTTAATAGCTTTTAATTACTGAAACCTATCTCCTCTTTATGTTATGCGCCAAAAAACAATGACGCATGGAAATTACAGTATCAAAAACAGCTTTATCAGATAAGCTAAAATCAGTCGGACGAATTATACAGCCTAAAAACTCATTACCTGCCTATGATAACTTTTTGTTTGTTATAGATGAATTTGGAGTCATTCTAGTAACCGCAGGTGAAGAAGGTGGACGCATCTCTACAAACATAGATGGTACCGCAGACTTCACCAATTACACTTTCATGGCTAATGCAAAAACATTACTTGACGGACTAAAAGAGATTCCCGAACAACCTTTGATTATATCCATCCTTGAAAAGGAATTGATTGTCAAGTATGCAAACGGTAAGTTCTCAATACCTATTGAGAAAGGAGATCAATACCCATCTATGAGTACGGATGATACCGCCAGCCCATTTCTTGTATCAGGCAATGATTTATTATACGGAATAAGGCAAGTTTTGATCTGTAGTGCCAATGATGAACTCCGTCCGGTAATGAATGGTGTCTATTTTGATATCGGTTTAGATTCAATGTCATTTGTCGCAACAGATGGTACCCGCCTAGCAATGATTGAGAATCCATCCGCTTATACGCGCAAGGAACGGGCGGTCTTTATCCTGCCGAGCAAGTTTGCTAAAGTACTTTCTAACATTGTTCCAGAAGATTGCATGGAAGTAGAGATATCGGTAAATCAGACTAATATTTTATTTGAGTTTGATTCATACCGGTTAATCTGCCGTATGATCGAAGGCCGGTATCCTAACTATCGCGCTGTTATTCCTCAAAAGCAGCCAAATCGTGCTGTATTAAAGAAAGCTGATATTGTGTCAGCTTTAAAGCGCGTATCTGTCTTCTGTGATGAAAGTTCGTCTTTGGTAGTCCTCAAGTTCGATTCTGACTCTCTTAAAATTGCAGCTCATGATTTAGATTTTTCTAAGTCTGCAGAAGAAACGATTACCCTGCAGTCAGGCTGTAATATTGAAATCGGCTTTAGAAGTAGCTTCTTGATTGAATAACATTCCTTCGGAAGATATTGCCATCACTATGAGCGATCCATCGCAGGCTTCACTTCTTACCCGCTGCGACGAAGAAGTAAAAAGCTTAACCTATCTATTAATGCCTTTATCAATTAATAATTAAAGTCATGGGAAAAGAGAACCAATCATTCAAACAGGTTATTCAATCTTATTTAGAGCAACGTGCAAAGAGGGATTCCCTCTTTGCCACCTCTTTTGCGAAGCAAAATAAGAATATAGATGAATGTTGCAATTACATTATAGGTGAAGCTAAAAAACGCGGTGGGAACGCTGTATTCATGTCTGACGATGAAGTATTCGGGCTTGCAGTTCATTACTACGATGAAGATGATATCAAAGTTAGTAAGCAAACCAATTATAAGGTATCAGCTGGAAATGTGAAAAAAGAAGCATCTACAGAACAACCAGAAATTAAAAAGCCTGCTTCTGCCCCTAATAAGCGTAAAGGGATGAAAAAGCAAATACCTTCCGGACAATTTTTATTATTTGAAGACTTATGAAGCCAAGAACGAAATTACAGCTTAGAGTAGCAGGTTTAAGTAGCCAGCTACCTAATATTGAGAATATGATGATTGACTGGGCTAAAAGCGATTGTTTAAAACATATAGGATATGCAACCAAGTCATGTGCTATATGTATGGAGTGCGGGCAGCGCTTCTCTCCAGAACTTGTAAAACGTAAGCGTGCTATTTGTCCTCATTGTGGTGCATGCTTGAAGATAGAACAGTCAAGGAAGCGTACAGACAAACAATCGATGTTTATTGCCAAAGCGGAAATTTGTGAAGAATTCCAAGTTATCCGAAGCTTTGAATTGATTGCTTACTATCAGGCAGAAGCGAATCCTCGTTATTTTATTCGTGAGATACTGCAACATTGGATAAAAGATGATGGCAACCGGGAGGTAGTAGCTCGTGCTAACAATACGGGACATTGTGGATGGTGTGGAGATTTGGAGATACGTAATAAAGTTGTTGGATCATATTATTACAGTTGTAGTAATGATGTTTATTGTGAACGCTATCATCCAGCCTCCGTCTTTAGACCTAAGTATATTCAAATGGGTATAGATTGTAAATTACGCGGTATGTCATTTCTTACTGCTACCAATATAATTCCCCATTCTCCCAAGGCTGAAACACTTCTAAAGGCAAGACGTTATGAATTAATAGATCATTTCGAGGGACACCGTTACAAGATTGATATGTATTGGCCGTCTATTAAAATTTGCCTTCGAAATAAATATCGGATTAAGGATGTTTCCATGTGGTTTGATTATCTGAAACTACTTGAACATTATCGTAAGGATCTGCATAACGCCCATTACGTTTGTCCTAAGAATCTAAAAAAAGCCCATGACTTGTATGTGGCGAGAAAGAAACGTGATGATGAAAAAGAACGCAAGGCTAAAGATATGCAACAATTGCTTAAACTCAAGAAGGATGCAGAGAATTATATCAAAGAAAAATCGAAGTTCTTTGACCTAAAAATGTCTGATGGTAAAATAGTCGTAGTACCGCTCAAAAGTCTTGAAGAGTTTCAACAAGAAGGTGAAATCATGCACCATTGCGTCTTTACAAATAAATATTATAAAGAAAAGGATTCACTCATTCTTTCTGCTCGAATCGGCAAGAAACATATTGAGACCGTAGAGGTCAATTTAAAAACATTCAGTATTGTTCAGTCCCGTGGAGCCTGCAATAGTAATACCGAGTACCATAACCGTATTATCGGACTCGTGAAAAAAAATATGAACTTAATACGTCAGAAACTGACGGCATAGCATACAATGACCTATATAGATTATATAAACCAATTTTGGAAGATGAATCGAAGTGTAGAATTCAGCCCGAACGAAGTCTTTTTGTACTTCTATCTCTTGAATGAGTGCAATATTCGGGGTTGGCAGAATCCGTTTGAGCATCCCAACAAGACTATCGTCCTCGCAACCGGTATATCAGAGAAAACCGTCATTGAAGTTAGGAACAGATTGCAGCAAAAAGGTTTAATAACCTTCGAATCGGGTAAGAAGAATGCGAAATCGCCAGTTTATTACTTACTTGACGAAAGTAAAACGGTAAGTAAAGAGGTAAGTAAAAGAGTAAGTAAAAGAGTAAGTAAAACGGTAAACATTAATAATAAGACTAAAGACAATAAGACTATAACTCTCTCACGCGCATGCGTGGGAGAGCTGTTTCCGGAAGATAGTTTTTTCGATAAGTCTTTAGAAGAATGCTATCAGGAACTGAAATCTAATCAGTCATGGGCGGAAACTGTAACGATGAATACTCGTTCTTCCGGTTATGATGAATTTACGATAGAAGCCTTTTACGAGTGTTTGAAGCAATTCTTTATGAAACTACAAAATGAGGGTGAAACGACAAAGTCGCCAAAAGGCGCGATGTCTCACTTTGCCCGATGGTTGAAATTAGAACTAAGCAACAAAAAAGATGGAAAAAGTAAGAGAACAGATACAGATTCAGAAACAAAAATTAAAGTGCGGACCATCAAGCTATGACCCGATTGCTTTTAAGAATTCGATGAATTTGTTCCGAAGATGTTGTTTATATGTATGCCCAAATTTTTGCGTTGACGATCGAAATCGCGAAATCATGAATGAGATTTTTTTATATCTCATCGGAGGGTCGAACGTTTTAGACCGCAGCAAAGGATTGTGGCTATATGGTTCTGTAGGAACCGGAAAATCCTGCATATTGAAAATCATACAGATGTATGACAGGTATAGCAACGGAAAAGACAAAACAGGATATTACCTACAGGGAGGATTCCCGATAGAGGCAGCAGCTTTCGTAGCTAACCAGTATTGCAAGAAAGGCATTGACGGAATCTTAAGTTATGACGGTTCAAATGGAATAGCGTTAGGTCTGGATGAAGTCGGACGAGAGCCTAAGGTAAAGCATTACGGGACAGAGATGGATGTGATACAGTACATACTTCAAATGAGATACGACAACAGGAGAAGTTGTACAACATTCGTGACTACTAATTTATTTCCGGAAGAGATTCATTTAAAATATGGGGAATATATTGCCGATCGAGTTAACGAAATGTTTAATGTTGTGGAAATCGGAGGTAAAAGTCGAAGATAATTGTATCTTTGAAAACTATTATAAAAAAACAAAAAACCATGAAAGAAAAAAAACAGCAACAAGAAGATGATAATCAATTTAACATGAACCTTCTTTACGCACCTGAATTAGAAAAAGCTGTATTGGGTACATTAATGACTGACAAAAAGGCTTATGCGTTAATAAGTGATATTCTTCGTCCAGAATCTTTTTACGAATATCGACATCAACTGATATATGCTGCAATAATTACCCTCGCGGTCAATCAAATGCCGATAGATATTCTAACTGTAAAGGAGCAACTTAGCAAACGAGGCGAATTAGATAAAATTGGAGGACCAGCTTATATAACTCACTTGAGTAGCAAAGTAGCATCATCGTCTCAAACGCAGTATCACGCCCGAATCATTGCACAAAAGTATATATCCCGCCAATTACTTGCACTTGCAACAGATATTCGCTTAAAAGTATTCGATGAAACCCAAGATGTAGAAGATTTAATTTCGGAAATCAGAGGAAAGCTGACTGATATATCCTCATTAAATACGGAACATGATTGTATTCAGATTAACCCCGTGATTGATGAAGTCTATAAACTAATTCAGAAGGCAGCTACACGAACTGATGGACTAAGTGGTTTGGAAAGTGGATTCACTAGATTGGATAAAATGACATGTGGCTGGCAGAATGGTGATTTGATTACTATAGGAGCACGTCCTGCAATGGGGAAAACAGCATTTATTATATCTATGCTAAGAAATATGGCGGTCAACTTCAGAATTCCAGTCGCTTTGTTTTCTCTTGAAATGAGCAATGTGCAGTTAGTCAATCGTCTTATCACCAATGTCTGCGAAATTCCAAGTGAGAAAATCAAGAGCGGACAGCTTGCCTGTTATGAGTGGCAGCAATTGGACTATAAACTAAAAGATTTGCAAGACGCTCCTCTTTATGTAGATGACTCACCACTTATGAAAATGGATATTTTGTGTAATAAGGCACATTATTTAGTAAAAGAAAAGGGTGTTAAGTTGATTGCTATCGACTATGTTCAATTGTTATATAATGACATCAAATATACAGAGAATAGATATTCGGAAATAAATTACTTCACAAGAAGATTAAAATCTTTAGCAAAAGAGCTGAATATTCCTATTATTATTACATCGCAATTGAATCGGGCAATTGAATCTCGTGAAGGGATTGATGCTAAACGTCCTCAGTTAATAGATTTACGTGATAGTGGTACATTATGCGATGATTCTGATATGGTTCTTTTTTTACATCGGCCAGAATATTATAAGATTTTTCAAGATGATCGAGGAAACGATATGCGAGGTATGGCAGAAGTAATTATTGCTAAGCATCGTAACGGTGCACTAGGTGAAATATTATTGCGATTCAAAGGCGAATTCTGTCGCTTTTCAAATCCAGAGGAAGACATATGTATTCCCATGCCTGGTGAACCCATCGGTACGAAACTTGGTTCTTCTTCAATCTCTAAAACCAAAGTGCCATTCTCTATAGATAATCAAATTAAAGATGATGGTCCATTACCTTTTTAAAATATTCGCTGAATTAATTTTCTCTTCAATATTTTTTCTATCTTTGTAAAAGAATGGTGTTGCGCCGGATTTTGAAGAAAAAATCCGGCATTTGTTATTTGTAAGTTACTGAAACACTAAAGTATTCTCTTTGCTATGTCATACTTAATTTAAAAAATTAAAATTATGGCAAGTGAAGCAGTAAATAATTACATAACTAAACGCTACGAACGCTGGCTTGATTACTCTTTGTATCATTGTGGGCTTGCTGGTATTTCAGACGAAGCAACAGACGTCTTGAATGAGGTCATTTGTTCGCTCCTTCAAAAGAAAAGCAGGTTACTGGATAAATTACTTGAGACAAAAAGAAATGGCTATACAGAACTTGATTTCTTTGTTTTGAAGATGATAAAGCTAAACGCATCCTCTCCTACTTCACAGTATAGGAGTAGATACAAGCCCCTGCCTGTGGATGATAATGTAGATTATTCCAGGCTAGATATTGAGGATATTTCAGATGAATCAGAAGATCGAAACGCTGAAATATTAGACAAGCTGCACATAGTAAGGGAAACATTCGAAAGCCTAAACCTTGGTACGACAGCTACCCGCGTTTTTGAGTATCGTTTCTTCCAGGATGGCAATTTCTCTGAATGGGAAGGCCCAGAGACATTGAAACAACTATATGAGATTTATAACGGAGTGCAGGAACTTATTAGAAAGAAAATTAATGGAAGTTCATTGTTCTAATTTGCAATATTATTACTTTTGGTAAAAAAATAACAAAGACATGACTACAGAAGAAAATATGATTCCAATAGAACCTTATCTTAAGGACTTTAAACAATATCTTGACGCTAATTCAAGATGCATATTATCAGCTAAATTCGGCAATGGGAAAAGCTACTTTATCAGTAGTTTTATTAAAGAATATTCAAATGATTATCTGTTCATTCCGATATATCCTGTAAATTATCAAGTAATGGATAATAAAGACATATTTGAATTGATAAAAAGGGATATATTAATTAAACTACTTTCAAGTGAGGAGATTAATATCAATGAAATAGAATTGAATGCGGCTTCTTTGTTCTATTACTTTTTCACAAATAATCAAGAAGATAAGTTTTTGGATATTTTGAGCATAATCCCGGATATAAACATCTATGGAATTGACATTAATATTAGCTATGTTATTAAAAAGCTCAAAGAAGTAAAGGATAAATTTGCAACATATAAAAAACAATTTAAGTCAGATGATGAAACATATGAATCATATATCACCCAATTCGACTCACTAAAAGGTTCAATATATGAATTTGATACTATTTCGCAATTAATTTGTGACATCATTCGAGAATATAAAAATAAGAATCCAACAAAAGAGGTTGTACTAATTATAGAAGATCTTGATAGAATAGATCCTGCTCACATTTTCAGGATACTCAATGTTTTCTCCGCTCATTTTGATAGATATACTCCTGGACTGGTGGAATTTGATAAAACATGTGGAGATAACAAGTTTTGCTTAGATAAAATAGTCACAGTCTGCGATATTAATAATATCAAGAAGATATATGCCCATGTCTATGGAAAAGAGACTGACTTCATTGGTTACATAAGTAAATTTTCAAATAGTAAAGCATATGATTATTCTTTAACGGAGAAAATTAAGGAATTTCTTATTAATACATTGCTAGATAAAGACTTATTGAAATATCCTCAAATCTGTGACAGTCTTTCAGATTTGATTGTATCGTCAATGGATGAAAAAAGCACTGTAAAAAGTAATTTACGAATAATAAAAGAACGTATAGTTAATGCTAATAATTTAATAAGAAGCAAAAGTATAAATTTAAATCAAAGATTTGCAGGAAAATATATAACCTCTGATTCAGACTTTACAAAGTTGTTAGCTTTACTGAAAGCATTTGGATTTAGTTTTAATAATCTTAAAATAGAGTCTACTTTTGATGAATTTGTGAGAATCATAGGTAAATACTGGATATTAGCGGCTATATTTGGAAGGAACATTATTTTTGAACCTTGTAATAACAATATAAAAGTTGCGTATTACCGAGAAATAAGACAAGGAATTGGGGATTGGCTACAGTCAGATCCTATTTATAACTGCATTGATGGTAATCAAATTTTAGACTTTGATATATCAAATTGGGATGCAGAAGCTACAGTTCCATCATATATCTTTGACCAGATACACAATATAGTGAATTATCTAAATAGAGTATTCATTATTTAGATTAAATAAAACACAGTTTTAGTAGAGGAGCTTAATACAGAAAAACAGCCAAGGAGTCTATATTTTAGTTGAAATTCCTTGGTCATGAAAGAAAATGTAGAAATTAAAATTGATCCCCGGAACTATCGTATCCATGGGGACGAAAATAAGCGGCTTATCCACAAAAGCCTGGTTGAATGTGGAGCTGGTCGGTCCGTGTTGGCCGACCGTGATAATGTGTTAATCGCTGGAAACGGCGTCTATGAAGAAGCTCAAAAGCTAGGACTCAAAGTACGAATTATCGAGTCTGACGGCAAAGAGCTAGTTGTAATCAAGCGTACCGACTTATCTACGGAAGATGAAAAGAGGAAATTGCTAGCTCTAGCGGATAACCATACTTCCGATACTTCTGAATTTGATTTGGATTTGGTGATAGAGAACTTCTCGGCTGATATATTGAACGATTGGGAGTTTTCCGTAGACGATATTGAATTTCCAGCCGATATCCCTAATTCTGACGATGAGAAAGATAATAATCTTTATACAAAGAAAATAGTATCTCCAATCTATACACCGACCGGCAATAAACCTGCAATATCAGAACTCTATAATCTTGAAACTTACAATTGTCTGGTGAAACAAATTCAGGATTGTAATTTAGACAAGCATACTAAAAAATTTCTTCAGATTGCAGCTTCAAGGCACATTGTTTTCGATTATGGAAAAATTGCTGAATTTTATGCTCATTCAAACAGCATCATTCAATATTTAATGGAAAATTCAGCTCTTGTCATTATAGATTTTAATAAAGCTATTGAACTAGGATATGTTTGTTTAAAGAAAGAATTGTCAGACTCATATTTGGAGGATTATAGCAATGATGAAAAATAATTGCTTCGTTGCATTGATACTTACACATGGGCGTCCAGACAATGTACATACAGTAAAAACATTACGGAAATGTGGCTATACAGGTGATATTATCATAGTATTAGATAATGAAGATCTGAAGATAGATCGTTATCGTAAAAACTATGAAAACATATATGTATTCGACAAAAAAGAAATAGCATCAGAAACAGATGAGGGTGATAATTTCAATGATCGTCGAGCTATTATTTATGCGAGAAATGCTTCTTTTGAAATAGCAAAAGAAAAAGGCTACCAATATTTTATTGAGTTAGATGATGATTATACGGAATTCTCATACACTTATAATCAATACGGTGAAATGAAGCAGAAAAACATTATCAATCTTGATAAAGTACTTGATACTTTAATTGATTTCAAGAATAAAACATGTGCTTTAGCTGTTGCATTAGCTCAAAGAGGAGATTTTATCGGAGGAAAGCAGAATAATATAGTTCGTGGTGAATTACTTAAACGGAAAGCTATGAACTCATTTATCTGTGATACAAACATGCCTTTTAAGTTTTTTGGTAAAATTAATGAAGATGTAAACACTTATACCTTACTGGGTAGCAGAGGAAATTTGTTTTTTCAGATACCTCATGTCTCACTGAATCAAGTAACAACCCAACAATCAAATGGCGGAATGACTGATATCTATTTGGATAGTGGGACTTATGTTTAGTCTTTCTACACAATTATGTATGCTCCTTCTTGTACAAAGATACGCCCAATGGGAAGCGTGTACAAACGCTTACATCATAGTATTAATTGGAATAATGCTGTTCCCAAAATAATTCCAGAAGGTTGTAAAAGATAGCCTTTCTTTATATTTTGATTATAGAAGATTATTCAAGTTAAAGAATGGGTTATTTCATTTTAGTTTTAGTTAGTTATAGTTTATGACAGAGAAGAAGAATCCGGCCGAGAAGAAAAAAAGAGGGCGTAAATCAGAATACAGAATAGAGTATGCCGATCAAGCTCTAAAGCTTTGTTTGTTGGGTGCAACAGATAAAGAGCTCGCCGAATTCTTCTCTGTTTCAGAGCAAACCTTAAACAAATGGAAAAAAGACTATCCCGAATTTCTTGAGTCCCTAAAAAAAGGAAAGAATATTGCGGATGCTAACGTTGCATCTCGGCTATATAATCGTGCTATCGGTTATTCCTGTAAGGCAACAAAATTTGCAACATCCGAAGGAAAAATAACAGACTCTAAAGAATATATTGAGCATTACCCACCTGATACGACAGCCGCTATATTCTGGCTGAAGAACCGGCAACCGGAGAAATGGAGAGACAAAAAAGAAGTTGATGCAAATGTGAACCTTGGTGATGAACTGGAAGGATTGAGTGACGAACAACTACAGGCTATAATTGATGGCAAAGAAGAAGAGTAAAAGACAAATATTGATTCGTAAAGCAAAGGCTGCTACCATACTCCGCAAACGAATATCAAAGAAAGACTTTTGGGCGTTCTGTTTGTACTATGATCCGAAGTTTTTCTCTAAACGTCTGTTCCTAAAGAAGGTCGCAGAAGCGTTCATGCGTGTGTATGAATCATATTCTGCTGGTATAATCTACCGTCTTGCTGTCAGCATGCCGCCGCGTGCCGGTAAGTCTTATATATCATCTCTTTTTATAGCTTGGATGTACGGTCACTTTCCGGAAGAATCCGTAATGCGTAATTGTTGTTCTGATACTCTATACAACAAACTTTCGTATGATACCCGTGATATAGTTAAGTCAAAACGATATAAAGAGATATTCCCTGATATTCATCTGAAAGGTGATAAACAGAATGTGAAGAGCTGGAATGTGGAAGGCGCTCGCCAGGTATCTTATTTCGGTGGCGGTGTTGGCGGTACCGTGATCGGCTTCGGTGCGTCTATGCTCGCCATGACCGACGACTTATACAAGAGCCTAGAAGATGCGTTGTCTGATAATAACAATGAGAAAGTATGGTCTTGGAAACAAGGTACACACGATTCACGTATTGAGGGAAGCTGCTGTATGATTGATATTGGTACTCGCTGGTCCTCTAGTGATGTCCTCGGACGTATGGAAGAAGCCGGCAAGTATAATGAAATCATCCGGATCGCAGCTCTCGATGAAAACGATGAAACTTTTTGCGCTGATGTACATACTACGGAATATTACCAGGAACTACGTTCTGAAACCGACGAAAGTATTTGGATGGCCGAATATATGCAGGAACCGTTCGAGGCCAAAGGGTTACTATTCCCTAAATCTGCTCTCATGCGTTTTAAAAGTGCTGATATCGCAGGAAAGAAACCTGACGGTGTTATCGGTGGTTGTGATACGGCAGACAAGGGAGATGATGATTTTTGCGCACCATTCGCAAAGGTATTCGGTCCCAAATACTTTATCACTGATGTTCTTTTCACCAAGGATCCTGTAGAAATAACAGAGCCTCGTTTGGCTCAAATGGTTATAGATACGGGATGCGATCAAATGCGTATCGAGTCAAACAACGGTGGACGCATATTTGCTATCCATGTCCGTAAATTGGTAACAGCGGAAAAGAAAGTCTGCACCATACAAGCCCGTCCTACTACACAGCACAAACCAACACGAATTATTATGAAGGCCGGTTGGATAAAGAGGTATTGCGCTTTCCTTGATGAATCAGAATACGCCAAAGGATCAGACTACGGTCGTTTCATGAAAGCATTAACAAGCTACAAGCGCGAGGGTGACAATGCTCATGACGATGCGCCGGATGGCATGACAATCCTTGCGGAGTTCGCAGAATCATTAGGTTTAAAATTCAAAGTGTCTACTCGTAAAGTAGGACGTGGATAATTTCATATTATAATATTGAATATAAATCATATAGAGTTTCAAATAACACATATAAAAGAGTTTTTGCCACAAATATTTGTAAATATGATATACCTGTTTTACTTTTGTTGAAAAAACATGTATTATTATCAACAACGTATATCTCTAAGAGAAATTAAAAGGTTACATGAGCAGAATCTTATTATTGACGCAAAAGATGGCGGATTACTATTAGGACCATCTCATAAAGAAGGTGGAATTTTATTTTTATTTGAGTATCAGGATTGTTTTAGAGTATTCGGTGAAGTTGAAGGTTATGAATACATTGTTAATAAGGAACAAGTTATGAAATACCAATCAATAATTCACGATATAAATAAGTATTATACTCCCCTTGAAAAGTTTGAAGAATATATACCTGATAGTAATATAACAATAATTGATGCCAAGCATCCTATATATAAAAATAGGTCCAAATTTATTATTCTAGATGTCAATGGAGGATTTTCTATCATTAATAAGTATGCGACTCAAAAGTATTTAAATACATTGGAAAAAATAAATCAAGGACTATTTTGAGAATCTTAGCGCAATTTTCCCATAATCTTCCTTAGTTTTGCCATTTATTATGTGATAAGATTTATAAGAGAAATAACGAAGTAATGTTAGGCGTTTTATATTTTAAGAGAAAAGTATATGCCAGACATTAAGGATATTCTAAAAAATGAAGACTTCGGAAGCATAGTCGGAGATTTATGCGTTGATACCCGAGAGAACCGTAATCCTCGCGAGTATATGGAAGAATACGATGGCGACAGGACTCGACGTAAAGAATCTGTCGGATATCGCGAACCGAAGAAGATCGCTGTATATTCAGAGACAGAAAAAGAAGTTGATCCTGATACAGGAGAAGAAAAGCCAAGGAGACTAGAGGATAAAACTGTAGAAGTCGCTCAAATTGTGACTAATCTACCAAAGAAGATAGTTCGTACCTCTGTTGCCTTTTTGTTTGGTGGTGAAATGACTATCACAGCTGAAGACCCAAATAACGGTTTTACCGAATTTAAGAATATCTATAAGCGTAAACTCAAGATGCAATCAGTTTTGAAAGAGTTTGCTAGAAAAGTTCTTTCAGAAACCAAAGCAGCTATTGTTTTCTATCCAGTTACCCGGGATGATGGAAAAAGCCAATTAAAGGTTAAGATTCTTTCTACTCCTAAAGATAACAATATCGAATGTGAATTCTATCCACATTTCGACGACGACGACGATATGGACGGCTTCATCTATAAATACAATGCAGAAGTCAATGGCCGTACTTGTGAATGCGTGAAGATATACACGAAAGATGTTATCTATTCCGGAGTAATGGACGGCATTTGGCTAGTGAAAAAGACAAAAAACCTCTTTGGAAAGATTCCTGTAGTATATGCCGAAGTAGATTGCCCTGATTGGGAAGATGTTGCCAACTTGATTGATAAAAAGGAAATGAGGCTTTCCCGTTTGTCAGATACAAACGATTATTTCTCTGAACCAATTTTAAAAACCTATGGTCTTGCAAATCTACCAAGTAAAGAAACCGTTGGCAAGGAATTGAACTTCGGAATGGAAATAGACCCTGATACCGGTACATCGTATCATGGTGATGCCGACTACTTAGCGTGGCAGCAGTCCTGCGAATCCGTAACACTCGAGCTTAACCAATTAGACGATGCCATACACTCCGGAGCTTCCAGCCCTGATTTATCAATGAATAAGCTAATGGGATTAGGTAATTTAAGCGGAACATCTCGCCGATTTATGCTGATTGACGCGGAAATTAAAGCCAGTGAGCAGATGGAAATCTTCGGCCCTGCAGTTCAACGTACTGTGTCAATAGTTCAAGCAGGAATGGCTAACATCACACATACTAAGTATGCATCACAGCTAAATGATAATTTTATTGAGGTGGAGTTTGGCAGTATTCTCCCACAAGACCTGGCAGAAGAACTTAAAAATCTTGAAACAGCATCCCAATTTAATAGCAAAGAGACAATCATTAAAAATTCGCCATATACGGATAATGTTGAAGAAGAGTTGGCCCGCAAGAAGCAGGATGAGAAAGATACAGCTCAAAACAACTCATTCCTAGGAGCTACACTTTAACTATGCCTGAACTTTCTTTCTACGATAAACAGCATATACAGAAAGTTGCTGCACAGCAGGCCGTAATAGCCAATATCTTTAATCAGTTTATACTTTCTGTTTCCCCGTATCTCCGTAAATGGTCAGATGCGGGGAAAAACAATGTATGGATAAGCAATCAGGGAATAGAGAGTGCGGTTGACCGGGAACTACTAAACCTTGAATCAATGTTATATGCTAATATTTCCGCATTCCAAAAGGATGGCTGGGAACGAGCAGAGAGGAAGAATGATGATTTTATTTCCCTGTTCATCAAGGGAATGTCTATTTCTAGCGCAACTAAGGATGGAATGTTTACTCATAGCCTATCTGCATTTGAGGATCTAAAGAATGATATAGATTCCAACGGTCTAAAATTGTCTGATAGAGTTTGGAATATTACACAGCAAACGAAATCGCAACTCGAATTCTATCTTGATAGCGGCGTAGTTGCCGGACGTAATTCAAACGGAATCAGTAGTGATATACGGCAAATTTTGCAAAATCCCCAAAAACGTTTTCGCCGGATCCGAAATGAGAAAGGTGAATTGGTTCTATCACAACCGATGAAAGATTATCATCCAGGGCAAGGTGTATACCGCTCTGCATACAAGAACGCTCTCCGAACATCTGCAACAACTACGAACACAGCTTATCGTAGTGCAGACTATGAACGTTGGAGTAAACATGATTTTATACTAGGAATTGAGATACAGCGTTCGGCCAATAATCGCGGACCGTGTAAGATCTGTGATGCGATGATTGGAAAATATCCGAAAACGTTCAAATTTACAGGCTTTCATCCTTTTTGTATCTGTTTTGCTACTCCTATCACCATGGAACCGGAAGACTTTGCTGATTTCTTGCTGAATGACACAGTTCCGCAAGGTCAAACTATTACGGATATTCCCCAAGCGGCAAAGGATTTTGTCTGCGAGAATAAGGATGGATTTCAATCGGCTTTCTGGTATAAGGATAACTTTACCAATGATGGAGGACTACAAAGAGAAATAGTTTCCCAACCTATTACGAATGAAGTTATAAAGGTTTCTAAACCTAAACGTATCAAGACTGATACTGAAATTACAGATATTAAACAAAAATGGAATGAACGAAAACTCTATAACAAAATAACCAACACAGAGAATGAAATACGCCTGAATAAAAGCTTTGAGACAGGAGTCTTATTTGACAAGAATGGTAATGTTGTAATCGATAAGCGCGGAGCCAAATATAGTGTTGAGTTTACGGATGAAGAATGTGCGAAGATGAAGGATTGCATTTTTACACATAATCACCCAAGAGGCTGGCAAGAGCCAGAAAAGAGTTTGGGACGAATTGGCAACTCATTCAGTCCGGCTGATATGTATCTTGCAATAGCCCATAATGTATCAGAAATGAGAGCTGTAACACCTAATTATACATTCGCTATGAAACGTCCCGAAGAAGGATGGGGAATTACAATTAGTAAATTCGAAAAGCTAGTGAATCGGGAGAATAACAAACTAAGAGCAGAGTTTACTGCTAGAATCAATAATAATACACTATCCCCAACAATGGCTTCAGTGGTCCATTATCATATATTATGGAAACGGATATCCGAAAAAATGGGATGGAGTTATACAAAAGCGAAAACTAGTTAATTGGATTCTTTTAGGAAGACGAACTCCCCTTTTTGGTCGCTTTCTTTTTTGTCATGTACCTGTGAACCATCAAGGTATTTAACAGGAATACCATTAGGGTATGCCGGGCATTTTAATTTATCAAAATTAAAATGCTTGCATTGTGTACACTTAGATATATACACATTGTAATATTCATGTCTATCTTCTATATAATCCATTCTACGCTTTAACTTAATTACAAATGTATGCATTTGATTCTGAAATAAAATATATAAGCAGGAAAAATTTACTCCCAATATATTTTAAGGAAAAAAAGTATGAAGATTTTAGCAACCATCAAAGCAGCTTTGAAAAAAGCTGGAATTCCTGAAAAGTATGCGGCCAAGGTGCAAGCTCTTTTTGACATCGAAAGTGAAGAGAATCTGGATAACTATATTGGGCTATTCAAGGATAATATTCTTCCGGACTTGGTATCAAATGAACAAGGCAGTCAAGCCAGTATTGATGCTGCTATTGCCGCTTATGAGAAAAAACACGGTTTGAAGGATGGAAAACCTATTGAGACAACTAAGACTAAAAAAACAAAGAAGCCGAAAGATGACGAAGAAGATGAAGACGAGGACGAAGATCTCGAAGGCTTGCCTGCTTCTGTTGTTAAGTTGTTGAAAGCCCAGCAGAAACAGATTTCCGAGTTGGCTGCATCTGTCTCTACTGTTGCTACAACAGTCACTACTTCTACGAAGCAGGCATCTGCTAAAGCATTGTTTGCAGATTCTAAACTCCCTGCAAAATGGTTTAATCGTATTGATGTCAATTCTGAAACTTCTGTTGAAGACCAGATTAAAGAGCTTCAAGAAGAATTTGCCGAAATCAAACAATCTGTTATTGATGATGAGGTCGCCGGCGGTGGTTACAAGCCTAATTCCTATAAGCCCAAAGAACGTACCGAACAGGAATGGTTAAAGTTAATGGAGGATGAGGAAAGCTCTGATAATGGCACTGCTAGCCTTGGTCTGGAAGAATAATTATTAATATTAAAAGCTATGTTCAGAAAAAAACAAAGTGAATTTCAGTATGCTCCTGGTATCGAAAAGATTATCGAGGACATTCAGGGCGGTGGAACTATTGCCCGCGCGGAACTGAAGGGAATCATCGACGAGCTTCCTCCGCTTGTAATTGTGGGTAAAGATGCTAATGGCCTTTACCATGTTGTTAAAACCGGAAAAGTTACTGCTGTCGCGGCTGCCGATGCTGTTGCTATTCAAATCGCAAAGAATCATGTGTTTAAAGTTGGGGAAGCTGTTACAATCGGTGGTGCTTTAACCGGAGCTTCTGATGTAATCTCTGCAATTGACAAAACCAATGCAGCTTATGACACAATAACTCTTTCTGGAGCTATTGGAGCCGCAAAGATTAATGATGTCTTAGTCCTTGTTACTGCTAAAGCTGCTGCCAAAGCTGCAAAGTTCAAGTATACCCCGGAGGTTATCACTATGAACAAGGTTGATGTGACCGTAGCTAACCAGCAGTCAGGCCTCTTGGTGCGTGGTACTGTTAATGAAGCAGTAATGCCCTACCCTGTTGACGACGCTATTAAAGCATTGCTCCGTTTTATCCGTTTTGTCTAATCCATTAAAATAAATGATATATGGAAAGAAGTTTAATTAAACAAGTGAACCGTAAGAACATGGGAGCACGACTTAACTCACGTAAAGTTAAGCCGGTCTTCTTCCCTAACTTCTTCGGTGTAAAGCAGAAAGATTCTCTGAAATGGGAAACTTTGACCGGAGAGAAAGGTGCTCCTGTTATTGCAGACGTTATCAGCTTTGATTCTTCTGCACCGCAAAAGAAACGTGAAGTTGTAGGTAAGATGTCAGGTGATATCCCCAAGACTGCCGTTAAGCGTGGTATGAATGAAAGCGACTGGAACGAATACCGGCAACTTAGCCGTGATTGTGAAGGTGATTCGGATTTGAAATCTATCCTTGACCTCGCTTTCAAAGATCAGGACTTTGTATATAACGCTGTTCGTGGACGTTTCGAATGGTGGTGCATGCAGCTGATGTCTAAAGGTGGGTTCACTCTAAACTCAAGCAATAATAACGGTATTGTTACCGAGGAATTTGTTGGTTGTGGTATGAAGAATGAAAATAAAAAGGTTTCTGCTGCTGACTGGGCAAATGCAAACACTGCAGACGGATTGCAAGACATTGAAGATACAGTAGTTTCTGCCTCTGCTGATGGTGTTACCATTAAGTACGTAGTGATGCGTAAAGATCGATTTGCTTTATTGAAGAAACAGAAAGCCGTTATCGAGAAAGTTAAAGGCTGGATCAATCAGAAAGAAAAGCTGACTATCTCCAAGAAAGTTATCAATGAATATCTCTCTGCACAAGAGAATACAGAAGGTGTTCAAATTGTCTTAGTGAGCCCGGCTGTTCGTATTGAAGATGCTTCTCATAATCGCACTACGATCAATCCATGGGAAGCCGCTAATATCTGTTTTTTGGAAGATTTACAATGCGGTGACATCCAACATGGTCCTATTGCAGCGGAACATTCTGTCGAGTACAAGAAGAAAGCAACAACACTGAAAAAAGACTTTGTTTTTATCAGCAAGTGGTCTGAACTTGAACCGTTCAAAGAGTGGACTAAAGCAGAAGCTAATGCCATCCCGGTAGTCAACGATCCTGATGCAATGTATATCATGAAAACTGATGCCAAGGAATGGGCGGCCGATGAAGATACTGAAAAAACAGATGAAGAGTAAACTATAATGGCAACAATCAGAGAAACAATACTGGAATATCCATCTATTGGGGATATGGAAGGCTTCTTGGATAAGGTAGTCTTCGTTAGGCGGGGTATCAACCCCGAAACGGAATGTACTACTGAAAGCATGAAGCAAGTCGGTCTTTGTGTCGCTGATATGTATGCCATGATGGTAAACTCTCAAGATTTCAGTGAAAACAAGCTTTCTATCACTCATCCCCGTTCTTTCTATATTCAGACTGCAAAGCAACTGTACATAGAGAACGGGGAGCCGGAGAAAGCTGCTAAACTTGGGAAACGAATCATTATCAAAGGGAGAGCTGGCAACAGATGGTAAAACGGTATCCACATACAGCAATAGTTACTATTGAGGCTAACGGGCACTTAGTTAATGGTGAATGGGTTCCTGGGAAACCGGTTGAAATATCTGTCCCCGGACGCTACGACCCGGTAAGCGATGGAAGAATTGTTTTAAAACACAATTCGGCTGGTGATGAAACACAGGTACATGGCTATTTCTACTCCAAAATGCAACCGCCAGCAGATAGTAAGTTTTTGCGTTTGAAAGTTGCATCAAAGGGTATTGATGTACCGGTTATCTGTTGGGAACCTTATCAATCACATTCAATTATCAACGTATGAAAAACAGCATGACTCCCCTATTCACCTTTGATGAAATGGAACGCTGGTTCGACCATTTTCAAAGTAAAGCAGAAGATAAGATGCTTGTTTTCCTGCAAGCAGGAGGTGAAAAGTTTATCGAAGTAGCCCGCCGGAGTGGCTCATATAAAGACCAGACTGGTAATCTTCGTTCCTCTATCGGATATATAATAGCTAAAGACGGTGAAGTGGTTACAGAGAACTTCAAAGAAGGAGACAAAGGTACTGACAAGACCACCGGTAAGTACAAAGGTCGTAGGCTTGCAGAAGAAGTCTCTCTGTCGTATACTGGTGGTTATGTGTTAGTCGGTGTTGCAGGAATGGAATATGCGGCAGCCGTGGAAGCTAAAGGATATGAAGTCGTTTCAGGTGCTAACGCACAATGTGAGAAATATCTAAGGGATACGTTGAAATCTGTTTTTAGCAAGATTTGATTATGGATGAATTTGACGCTGTAGATATAGTTTATAATGCTGTGGCCGCTGCGGGCACCGATGTTGTGATTTACAAGGACAAATCGGAAGCAGGTGTTAATAGTGAGCATATTGTTATTAATCACCTGCAACTGAATGAACTTGACTTTATTAATAAAGTGCCTGTCAATATCAATATCTTCGTTCCCTTGAATGATAATGGAATGAACCAACGTCAACGAATGAAAGAATTAAAGCGTAAGGTGCGAAAATCGCTTGATTCAATCAATAGTAGTGACGGAGTATGTAAAGAAGTAACAGTTCTCTGGAGCGTTCCAATGCCTGAACTGAAAGAGGGCTTTGCTTGTACAAATATCAGATTAGAAATTTTAATAGATCAATAATTATGGCAGGAGAAGTTAGACCTATCGCTATGGGCGTAGGTGGAATTAAATTTGGAACAGTCGGTGACGGCGTTCCCGGTGCAGATCTCAAAGATTATCCCCTTCCGACCAAAGGAAGTGTTGCATTCAACTTTGCAGATCCCAAAGAAGTGAAGATTGAAGTAGAAGGTAGTGAAGAACCTTTTTATGTTGAACTTGTGAAAGATACGACAGATTATGTCGAGTTCTCCATCCCTACTCCATCAAATGAGGTTCTCAAAGAACTGGCAGGCGGTGAAGTAGATACAACAGGCGGAAAAAACATCTGGAAAAAGCCTCTTAATACTCCTTCTATTTCAAAAACGTTCCAGTGCGAAACATTACCTAAAAACGGTAAGAAGGTCGTTTATACCATCGTGAATGGTAAGATCGCCTCAAAGATTTCGCAGGCTCCCGGATCAGAACAAGCAGAGTTGTTGCTTGTTCGTGTATATATGCAAGCTGCTGTTACTGTAGACGGTAAGAGACAGACCGCTTTTATGCGCGAAGTAGTTACTATTGCCGAAGGCGGAGAAGCCCCAGCTAATGCAGCGAATGTCGAAAGCGGAGAAGCTGCTCCAAGTGGTGCGAAAAAATAATTAACGGTCCTGTATAGCTTAAGTTGGTTAGAGCGCTACATTTATTAAGTAGAGACCGGCGGTTCGATTCCGTCTACAGGAACAAACTATTGAAGGATGGAGCTGAAAGTATTGAAGGTTAGTTGCAAATAACCGGAAGTATTGCCCGGAAGTACAACGGGCTAGGCTCCTTGAGGAAATTATGAGTATAAAGAACTTATTTCAGCAAGAATCGGAATCTGTAACGGAGCAGCCTGTCAAGATTCCATTTGATTTTACTAACCGAGATTCTATTCCAAAAGGAAAGGATCCCGGTGATTGTATTGTAATAAAGCCTATCACTGTCCGGACATGGTTTAGAATTCGTCCGCTTCTCCTTGAAATTGAAAAGGAAGATATTGATAAAATGATTGTGAAAGATGGTGAGCTGAATGCTGATTTTCCAGAATTGATGAATAAATATGGAGGACTACTTCTCGATGTCGTTTGCCTGGGCATTCATAACAAGCCTAGTGATCCGCCGGCATGGTTTAAAAAAGCCCTCATTGACAATACGACATGGGAGGATATACGCATATTATTCAATGCAATCATATATCGCATAGGGTATCACCCTTTTTGTACCTCTATCACGATGCTTCGGAACGTGAGCCCGCTACGAGAGACGGAGATAATAGCCGCTCGGAAGAATCTGCAAAGTTGGAAGGATATAACCAAAGCAGATTCTTAGTTATTGCAAAAGAAGCTCTAGGATTAACGTTTAATCAGACGTTGGATAGTAGCTATGGATTAATAGAGATATTGCTTCAGGAGTACTCATTTGTGATGAGACAGCGTAATAAGACGACTGACGAAGACGGAAATGTTGAAGGGCAAGATTACGAGTGGGTAGAACTTCCCTCTTTCGATGATCCTAGTAAGACGGTCAGGATAAAGAAATATAATGATATTGTCGGAAAGGTCAAATGATAAGGTAATTTGCTACTGTGTTTATATATTAGGTTAACTGTTTTTTTATAAATTGGTTTAGAGTATTGCGATCCCTTGTATCTGTGAAGATATAGGGGATTATTTTTTAATCTCCTGAAGCTTCTGATTGAGAGATGTATTATCCCGCTGTAGATTCTCAATCAATCTTTTCTGATAAGCGAGCATCCCTTCAATTCTTCCTTCATCCTTGCCCTTCTTGTAAGCAGCATTGATTTCTTCTTCTGTGTAGTTCCTTTTATTCGCTACAGATACGTTCTCATTTTCCTTGGTCATGGCGCTAATGAATAGTAATTTATATATTATAGAAAAAGGCTATCTCTCCCCTATTCTTTCCGACCAAGGAACATAATCTATTGCAACGCATTAGGATTATGTAGCAAAGGGAATTGATAGCCTATATTGTGGTATAGTAGGCGAATCAACTCCCTAATACGTTGAAATAAAAATCGTTCCTTGGTCTTAGAACACTGCAAAGATGCTTATTCTTCTCGAAATAGCCAAATTTTACCTCCTCTTTATATTTTAAGAATAAATGCTATATGGGTATTCAGAATAAAGATGGTGCGTTATATTTCGCTACAGGTATAGATAATTCAGGGCTATATTCCGGGCGTCAAGAAGCGATGGGAATCATAAAGGCAATGGCCGGTGAAATTACCGCTTTTGATGTATTCGGAGGGATTGGCATTAGTGCGGGAATCGCTTTTACTCAAGCAGCCAAAGAAGCATATAACTTCGAAAAGCAGTTCCAGCAAAGCATGAAAGAAGTTGCTACTCTTTCAAGCGGGATAAAAGGCAGTCTTACCGATTTTATGAATAGCGTTATTGATATGACTAGAGAGGTTCCAGTCGGAGCCGTAGAGTCAGCGAAAGCACTATATCAGATTGTATCTGCAGGACATGATGGAGCGGATGCTATGAATATTCTAAAAGTATCTGCTAAGGCTGCTATCGGCGGCGTTACAGAAACGGCTACTTCGGCAGATGCTATCACTACAATTCTTAATGCATATAAAAAAGGAGCTTCTGAAGCAGAATCTGTTTCTGATATGTTATTTACCACAGCCAAGCTTGGTAAAACTACAATGGGAGAACTTGGAAAGAGTATTGCTCAAGCTGCTCCCATTGCCTCGTCCTTCGGTATTGATATTGAAGACGTGCTAGCAGCTGTCGTATCAATAACCAAACAAGGTGTTCCAACAGCCGAAGCGATGACTAAAATACGTGCGGCAATTATGGGAACGGCTAACCATTTAGGTGATGCAGCCTTTTCCGGACGTTCTTTCCAGGAAGCATTACAGCTGATCTATAATGAAGCAAACGGAAGTACTACAAAAATGAAAGAATTATTGGGTACCGACGAAGCTTTACAGGCTGCACTAATGATAACCGGACAAAATGCAGTAGGTGCTGCGTCCGATCTGGAACAAATGAAAAATGCAACAGGTGCCGCAGAAGCTGCTTTTATAGAAATGTCCTCATCAGCCGAGAATCAAATGAAGCTTCTTGGTAATAATATAACAGCTGCCCTTCGCCCGTTAGGAAAAGAAATCTTAAAGGAAATATCCAGTGCAGCGCAATCTATGAATGAAGCCTTTGCTGACGGAAGCGCTCAAGAAGCATTGAAAGAAATAGGAGCATTAATAGTTGTTGTTACGACTGCCCTTGCAGGATACAAAGGCAGTATTCTTGCTGTAAGTACTGCTAAGCAAGTATATGCAACGGTAACAGCAATTGTAAATCGACAGCGTGCTATTGAGGCCGCTGATTTAGTCCTAAAGAAAGGCTTGTACGCTATTGAGGCAACAATGATTGCAAAGAATACATCTTCTCGTATCTTATTGACAAAAGCCCTCAAAGCTCAAACTATTGCACAACTAAAAAATGCTGCTGCAATGTTAACTAATCCTTATGTATTAGCAGCTGCCGCATTTGCAGGGCTTGGGTATGCAATTTACAAATATGCTACAGCAGAATCTGTCTCCGAAAGAGCTATAAGAAAGCATAATGCTGCTATGGAGACTCAAAAAAAACATTTTGATGAATTGAAAAATAAGGCAGAAAGTCTTGTCAATATTATAAGAGATGAAACATCCAGTCAATTTGATAAATTAAGTGCATACAAACAACTTCAATCTATAATGCCAAATGTTTTAAAAAATCTTGATTTAGAGAAGATTAAAACAATGGAACTCCATGATATTTTAAAACTACTCAACAAAGATAAAAATGAGCAATATGTAATGGGGATTAAGGTTAGAGCTGTTATGAAGCAAGAAGAACTTGATGCAGCTACCGCTGAATGGCAAAAGGCTATCGATGAAGCTGAAAAAAACAGAAAAGATGGTATTGAAGATCCAGGATTAAGTATAAGAATTGGACGATTAGCCAAAAAGAAGAATGAAGCTGCAGAGTCTGCCCGTCTTGCAAAAGAAGAAGTAGAGAAAATAAATGAAATTCAGAAGAAAGCAAAGGAAGAACAAAAGAAAGAAGAAGAAAAAGCTGCCATTCAAAATAAAGCCTTTTGGACAAAACAAAAAGAAGATGCTACTAAAGCATTGGAATCAATCGCTTCAGCACAAAAGAAGCAAATGGATGCCGGAAAGTTCAAAGGGATAGATTCTGCTGTGGTAAAGTCTTATAAAGAAAATGTCAAGAAGCTAAAGGAGGCTGAAAAAGAATTAAAAGTCTATGATTCATCTTCCAAGCAGGACGACCAAGCTCACAAGCTCCGAGAAGAACAGGAGAAATATAAACTCCTACTAGATAAGCAGAGCAGAGAGCAGCAGCGCATGAAAGAAGACTCTGCAAATGAACTCGAACAACTTGAAATCAACAAGCTCAAAGAAAGTAGTGAAAAGGTCCTTAGACAAAGGAAACTCAATCATAAGCTAGAGTTACAGGCTATCGATCGTGAAGCAGAGGATAAGAAATTACAAGAAATTGAAAAAGCTCGTTCAGCTTTTGAAGCTAATCCACAAAATAAAAAGAAAACCTTCAATGCATCAGCATATGTCAAGTCAGAGCCAGTAAAGAAACAGTTTGATGCATTTGATAAAGTTGCTAATGAAAAAAAGGAAACTACAGATTTAAAGTACAATCGTGGGGATGATTTAGCTGATTTGCTGAATCAGTATCAAGACTATACGGACCAACGCCTTGCTATTGAACGAAAATTCAACGAAGATATTGCCACCTTGCAGGAACAACGTAAGCAAGCGGTTAAGAATGGAGATACAGAACAGGTTGAACAAATTGATCGGTCTATTGCTCAAGCAACAAAGAACAAGGGAATGGAATTGATGGGCCTGGATTACGATAAGTTGAAAGAGTCTCCGGAGTATGTTCGTGCATTTGAAAATCTGAAAGAAACGTCTTCTGAAACTCTTAATTCTCTGCTTACTCAATTAGAGAATGCAAAGAGTACGGCTGCCAAAGTTCTTTCCCCGGACCAGCTTCGCGAATATACTAGTACTATTCAATCAATTATGGATGAATTGGATTCACGTAACCCGTTTCAATCATTATCTGACAAGAAGAAAGAATTAGCAGAAGCAGAGGAAGAGTTAGCTAATGCGCAAATGGAATTAGAGAATGCCCGTCAGACTGCCGAGGCTGTCAAGGGTGGAGCACAAATAGAGAATGGTGTCAAGTCCTCAAAATTCAACGAAAAGACTGGTAAAATTGATTCCACAAAAGCTTATCTGACCGAGGCACAGGCTTTGGATAAAGTAAAAGAAAAGACTTCGAGATACAATGAGGCGAAAGATAAGGTAGTACAAAAGGATGCAAAGGTAAAGAAAGCAGAAAAAGACGTAAAAGCACAGTTGGATGAATTATCAGACGCATTAACTGATGTTGGAAAATCAATCGGTGGACCGGCCGGAGAGATTATTTCTTTAATTGGTGAAATAGGAACCTTTGCATTGACTGCTATGAGTGGTGTTGAAATGGCAGCAGATACATCGGCTAACGCTATCAGTACAGTTGAGAAGGCATCTGTTATTCTTGCTGTTATTAGTGCCGTTATACAGGTAGCAACAAAGATTTTCAGTATGTTCACTAAGGACGATACGACAGAAAAATACGAGAAAGCGAAAGAAACGTATGAATCCTATATTAATATTCTTGATCGGATAATTGAGAAACAGCTGGAGTTAGCGGAGACCTTGACAGGAGATACCGCAAACGCTGTTTATGAAGCTGCTATTGCCAATATCAAAGAACAAAGCGCAAATGCCCGAGTACTGGGGCAACAATACTTAAATTCTGGTGCTTCTGGAAAGTCACACTCAAAGGGTTATGATGAAGTAGATGATATGTCCGGTGAAGGTTGGAAACAAGCTGCAGAGGCATTAGGCATGTCCGTAAAGGAATTTAAAAAGAAAATGGGTGGTCGTATGACTGGATTATTTGATTTGACCGATGAGCAACTTGCGGAACTTCAGGAACATGCCGGTATCTTCTGGTCTCAACTTGATTCAGACACGCAGAAATTTGCAGATCAAATCGCAAATGGTGTCGGGCAGGTAGCGGAGGTGCTGGAACAGCAAATAGCTGATACCACGCTTCTTGATTACAGCTCTCTTCGTTCAGACTTTCAGGACTTGCTTAATGATATGGACGCCGATTCTGCCGACTTCGCTGATAACTTCGAGGAATATATGAAGAATGCCATCGTAAATTCTATGCTTAAAGAAGAATTCATGGACAGCTTAATGGCTTGGAGAGAAAAACTTAACAATGCTATGGATGACGGTGTGACTGAAGATGAGTATAATGCACTGAAGGCAGAAGGGCAACAGCTCTCTAATGAAATGAAAGCAAAACGAGATGCAATGGCAGAAATGTTCGGCTGGAATGATAACGACGATGAGCGTGAGGCATCAAAGAAAGGATTTGCTTCAATGTCGCAAGATTCAGCCAACAAACTAGATGGAAGCTTTGCTGTAATGACTTCGCATACTTATTCTATAAATGAGGAAGTTAAGAGTATTAATTCAGGAACAGAGAAAATAGCAGAGAAACTGTCATATCTAATAAATATGGATAAGAATATGGCTGAAATGCTTCGGGGTAATGATACTATTGTTTCCCATTTATCGGATATCTCCAATTACACATCTAACCTTGTGGAAATAAGAGAGTTCATGTACGCTGTAAAGCTGGGAATAGACACGTTAAACACTAAAGGTATAACATTAAAGCGATGAAAGGGCAATTATTGATTGACGGAATAGAGGCATATACCAGCTTGGGTATATGTGTTACAAAGGGAAGTTATAATAATCTTGTAGCATTTCCTGCCATGAAGGAACCAGATAAGAATGATTGGCCGGAGGAGGATGGACAAGAATTCGATCTTTCTTGTCCTGCATTGGATACGGCCGAAGTAAGCATTGAATTTGCGTATATAGGCAGTTTGGGTATTGGTGGATTGATTGATATACTTTCTGACTTAAGCTATCATGAATTTTACTTTCCTTTCATTGACAGGAGTTATAAGTTACGTCTGTCTTCCCAAAGCAGCTATGTTATTAATCCGAGCCTTGAAGTTGCTAAATTTATTTTTAGTAACGACTTCCCCCGAGAAGTCGATTACGAATACCAGGAGCCCGTAAATGAGCTTCCAATGCCTAAAGGTTACGAGATTGATGACAAAGACTTATCCGATTATGGCGTAGTCGTATTGCAAGGTAGTAATGCTGAAATACTAAAGGCTCCGACGGTAAAAAAGAACCTATTACAGAATTTCAAGCGTCAAGACGGAGCAATCTACGATGGTGAAGTTGTGAAATTTCAGACGAAAGAAGTATCTCTCAAATGCCTAATGCGTACCAGAACAATTGAAGCATTCTGGCGTAATCACGATGCCCTACTCCATGATCTCACAAAACTGTCTGCCAAGGTCGATGATGAAGGATATGAGTATTCCGATGCGGAACGTATATTTTATTGTGATGAATGGAGTGAAAGCTATCCCTGCTATTATAAGAGTTGTCAGACGAATGATTTCATGCTAAATAACGGTGTATGGTGGGAGTTCACTTTGAAACTCGTATTTACCAGCTTCCGGATCGGAGAAACGGAGTTCTTGCTTTCATCCGAAGCGGGCGAATTTATCATAACAGAGGACGGAGAGTTTTATATAGATTTAAATTGATTTGCTATGCCATTAAAGAAGAAAAAAATATCAGAACTGAACGAAGCCAGCGACATGAAAGGCTTCTTCACTATCGGCTACCGAGTAATCAACGGAGTTAAGACTAGCCTTAAATTTGGTTTAGAGAAGATTCAGACTGCCTTGGATAATATGCTCAAGGCTACGAGTGATGCAAAAACAGCTACTACCGATATGAGGCAGTTAGAAGCCACAGTTGAAGAGAATGAATCGACTCGTGAAACCGCTGAATCCCGTCGCAATGCTTCCGAACAATCCAGGCAGACAGCCGAAACGAATCGTTCTCGTGAAGAACAGGCACGGGAAGCAGCTGAATCCGTTCGTATCACTAATGAGAATGCACGTAAAACCGCTGAAAGTGGACGCTCTACTGCTGAAACTGCACGGGATAATGCAGAAAAGAAACGTGTTACTGACGAAGGTACACGAGAATCTAACGAGCAAGCTAGAAAGAATGCCGAAACAACGAGAGGCAATGCCGAATCCGAACGTGTGGCTAATGAGAATGCACGCAAATCTGCCGAAACTTCCCGTGTCTCCGAAGAAGATAAAAGAAAGACTTCCGAAACAGAACGTGTTACGGCTGAAACCGGACGTTCCTCTGCTGAAAATATCAGAAAGCAAAATGAAGATGCGCGTAAGACAGAAGAAGCGGCCCGCGTAACTGCTGAAGATAAACGGGTAATTGCTGAATCCGGACGTGTTGATACAGAAGCTAAACGTGTGTCGGATGAACAAACACGTAAAAGTAATGAAGATGCACGTAAGACCGCTGAAACAGGTCGTTCTTCTGCTGAATCGGAACGTGTGAAGGAAGAAGACAAACGAAAAACTGCGGAGAGTGGTCGTTCTTCCGCTGAATCTACTCGTGTTTCCGCCGAGGATAAGCGGAAAACAGATGAAGCGACAAGGGAAACGAATGAAACCTCACGTGTGGCTGCCGAATCTAACCGTATTACCGTCGAATCCGAACGTGTATCTGCCGAAGCAGCCCGCAAGTCAGCGGAGACAGGCCGTGACTCCGAAGAAAACAAGAGAAAGGCTGCTGAAACTTCCCGCGCTACGGCTGAAACTTCTCGATCATCCGAAGAAGATAAGAGAAAGCAGAATGAAGATGCGCGTAAAACTGCGGAAGGTACTCGCGGATCAAATGAGACTAAGCGTGTAAATGCCGAAACGGAGCGTGTCGAAGCAGAGTCTCAACGCAAGTCAGAGTATGCCGGTATTGTGCAGGAAATGACGCAAGCAACAGATGAAGCCACCGGACAGATTGCTCTTGTCAAGCAATTAACAGATGATGCGAATGCCGCTAAGAACGCATCTGTTGAACAGACGGCTCTTGCAAAGAAAGCTACAGATGCGGCTAATACTGCGGCTGGTAGTGTTAATGCTGCCAAAGATGCTGCAACTACTGCGGCTGCAGGGGCCAATGCTGCCAAAGCTGAATCAGAAGCTCAAACCGCCTTAGCGAAGAAAGCGACAGATGAAGCAAATACAGCCAAGGATGCATCTGTTATACAAACAGGGTTAGCAAAGAAAGCCACGGACGATGCGAACGCTGCTGCATTGGCGGCTAACAATGCGGTTTCAGGAGTTGACGCAAAAGTGAAAGCTGCAGTTGATGCACTCGTTGCCGGAGCACCGGATGCTCTCGATACACTGATTGAGTTAGCGAACGCCCTGAACAATGATCCGAACTTTGCGGCTACAATGGCAACAGAGTTAGGAAAGAAGCTCAATATAGCTGATATTGTTAATAATCTGACAAGTGGAGGGACTAATAAAGTGCTTTCTGCCGAACAAGGAAAGGCATTGAAAGCAGCTTTGGACTCCCATAACCATGATAGCAGATATGAACTGATAATCACTAAACTGACCGCCTTTAACAAGAATTTCGGTACGACTGCCGGGACTGTATGTGAGGGTAACGATTCGCGTTTGAGTAATGCACGGCCTCCATTAGCGCATACGCATAAAGTATCTGAAATCAGTGATTTTCCTTCTTCTATGCCCGCTAGTGACGTATACTCTTGGGCGAAGGCTGCATCCAAACCAACCTATACAGCAAACGAAGTAGGCGCCTCTCCATCAGGTCACAATCATGCTGGTACATACGAACCTGCATTTACTAAAAACTCTGCTTTTAATAAGAATTTTGGTAGTGCCGACGGGACTGTTTGTGTGGGAAATGATGCACGTCTAAGTGATGCCCGTACACCGAAAGCGCATACACATAAGGTTTCAGATATTAGCGATTTCCCTTCTTCTATGCCGGCAAGTGATGTTTCATCGTGGGCGAAGCAGCCGAATAAACCTTCATATACAGCTTCCGAGGTTGGTGCTTCTCCGTCTAATCACAACCACGCAGGAGTATATCAACCGGTCGGAAGTTATGCAGCGAGTTCGCATACACACGGAGCAACGGATATAACTCCGGATAGTACTCACCGCTTTGTTACCGATACGGAAAAAGAGACGTGGAACAGCAAAGCTGCGGGAAACCATAATCACGATTCAGTGTATCAAACTAAAGGTAGTTATGCTGCTTCATCACATAGTCATGATGCGACGGATATTAACCAAGATAGTACGCATAGATTTGTCACGGATTCAGAAAAGGCAAATTGGGATAGTAAGGCTGCAGGAAATCACAACCACGATTCAGTATACCAACCTAAGGGTAGTTATGCTGCAAGTTCTCATAAACATACAGCGACGGACGTTGAAGAAGATTCGACTCATCGTTTTATGACGGATGCAGAACGTACAAAACTTAGTGGAATAGCCTCCGGAGCTAATAATTACTCTCATCCGGCTTCTCATCCAGCATCAATGATTGAAGAAAGTACTACTAGAAAATTTATGACTGACGCAGAGAAAACTTTACTAAGTTCTCTCGGGACTAATGCTATACAAGAAATCACTCAAAATGTAGTTTAATTCACCTAAGTTCTCTCGGAACTAATGCAACTCAAGTAGCTAGTCAAAATTTGGGACAAAACGGATATGTCAAGTATAGTAATGGCTTATTAATGCAATGGGGAACAAGAGCTGGAGCAACGGGGACAACTAGTCTGTATTTCCCTACCAGCTTCTATGATACTAATTACAACGTTTATCTTACTGGAGGGATAAACGTTACAGGTGAATCATTTGTGTATGCTCCGGGTTATGACCCTAATAATAAGAATAAATCATATTTTAAATTCCTTACCCGTGGAATAAATTCAACTCCGGCTATCGTTTGGACTGGCTGGGATTTTACATGGTTTGCGATCGGTCGCTGGAAATAATTTAAAAACAAATATCATGAAGTATTGGAAACAAGGATTTTATGACGAGCCGGTAGACGGTTCGGTAGAAATTACAGATGAGCATTATAGCCAGTTATTAGCCGGACAATCAGCTGGATTACTCATAGTTGAAAGCACCAGAGGATATCCGATCTTAGTTGTATACGAGGCTACTATTGAAGAAATCAGGGTACAAAAACTTGATGAATTACGATTGTTCGATTCATCCCAAATAGTGAATCAGTTCAGTATTGATAATGTATTCGGTTGGTTAAACAAAAGCACTCGTGTAGGGCTTATGAACTCAATCAATATCGAGAAAGAAGCCGGACGATCTGAAACAAGTATCTGGATTGATGATACAAAGTTTGTCTTATCAATCGAAAGAGCTATTGACATGTTACAACAGTTAGAATTGTATGCCCTTGCGTGCTATGACACAACACAAAGGCATATCAACGCTATCAATCAATTAGAAACAAAAGAAGAAATTGAAGCATACAACTTCAAAACTGGTTATCCTGGAAAGCTCAACTTTTCCGGATACCCTATCGTATAATCATAGTTTTCGATTTCCTCAATAGTCTGCAATGCTCTGACTGCTGCGATGTGCAATTGTGTTACATTGTAGCAGTTTAGTGCATACATCTCAATCTTATTCAGCATTGCTAAAGCATCTGGAATAGGAATGATATACTTTGTTGCGTCATACCACAATACCGTGTCTGTTTTACCGATTTGTTTCTCAATCGAAATTGAGTTAAATAATCCAACACGTGTGGATTTGTCTAACCATACACTTTTCCTTTGAATTTTAAAAGAATTGACATTGGCCGATTTGTCAAATATCTGTATTTCAGATATTTTCATTTTTCGCACTTCTTCGATGTCGTACTCATATTCTACCAATATTGGGTAGCAATTCTTGCTTTCAACTATAATCAACCCTGCTGATTGCCCTGCTAATAACTCTTGATAATACTCTTCTGTTATTTCTACTGAACCGTCTACCGGTTCGTCATAGAATCCTTGTTTCCAATACTTCATAATTTATAATTTAGTTATTTCCAACGTCCTATTGCTATCCAACTATACTTTGCCCTGGAAACTCCTGTTCCTGAACTTGAACCAAAATTTCTATCCATTTTAAAACTACTAATAGTTGGATTAATTAATGGTGTAGCAGTATATACATTTCCATCATAAGCATCTTTAATAATACAGCCTTGGATAATGTAATCAGTATTACAAAAAGAAAGAGGCATGTAAATTGTAACCGTGGTAGCCGTTGAACCAAGTTGCTTCCCCCATTGGATCAACAACCCATTACTTAGTTTTACATATCCATTTTGTGCTTTTTCATTCCATAGATTTTGTGATTCTAATTGTATAGCATTAGTCCCGAGAGAACTTTGCGCAAAAAAGATTATAAAAAAGACTACCAATTTTCTACTAAAGTTATACATTCTTATTTCAATGTTATAATTTATTTCATAATTTCCAACGCCCAATAGCAAGCCAATCAAAAGTTTCTTGTGATAATCCAGTACTCCCTCCAGAGGCGTAATTTCTATTAATACAAAATCGGCTAACTGTTTTAGTTGAATCATCAATAGGTGATGCGGAATAAACACTACTGTCAGATGAAGGCTTGTAAACTGTTGCAAATATCTTATAACTTTTATCAGAAAATGATGTAGGCATAGTTATGGTGTAGCTAACAACTGAAGAACCTGAAACTTTTCCCCATTGGATTAACAGTCCATTTGGAAACTTACAGTAACCATTCTGTCCGAGGTTCTGTGTCGTAACATTGGAAAAATCTTTCAACGCACAATTTGTTCCGAGAGAACTTAGGTGAATTAAACTACATTTTGAGTGATTTCTTTTAAATATTTTTCATTTTGATTTATTTCGTGACAATGCCGTTGATGTTGTGTGTTATATATTATTTTGGCAATGATTCGTCTATCATTTCCTTACTTTTATGCCTATTATTCAATACATTTCTATTTGACGTTTATATTTTAGGATATAATTCTAAGGACATGATAAGTTTATATAATGGTGATAAGGAAATAAAAATCGAAGTAAAGGATGAAAGCTACTCTTATGAAGCTATCATGGGAGAAGATACACTCACTTTGTATTTTTCACATCCGGGGTATATTGAAATTCCAGTTGGCTCCTGGTGTGACTTCTACGGGAAGCGTTATTCCTTGAAGAAGGATAGCAATTTCAAGAAGAACGGTGAACGTAACTTCGAATATACATTGATTCTGGAAACTGGGAAGGCTGATACGATGTTGTGGAAAGTACGCCATACCGTTGATAGAAGTATTAAGTTCTCATATACAGCTAAGGCACACGAACATCTACGTCTACTCGTTGAAAACCTGAACCGTCGGAGTACCGGGTGGAAAGTCGGTGATTGCATTGAGGGAGCGGAGAAAGTAATCAACTACAATCACACTTATATTCTTGACGCTCTCAATCAACTTGCAGAACTATATGAAACAGAATGGCAGATCACTGAAGAAACTGTGAATGGAAAGCAAATTAAGACTATCCATCTGCGTAAAGTTGAGTATAACAAGGAGAACCCTTTGAAACTGTCGTATGGTAAAGGCCACGGCTTCAAGGTCGGTGTTGGTAGGACTTCTGGGGATATACCACCCGAAATAATTTTGGTAGAAACTACAGATCGCAATATTGATTATTCTACATACGGTTCTAAATACCTGTTACTTCCAAAGAATAAGACTATCCGATTTGATGGAACCAAATTTGAGAATGAAGAGGGCTTCGATTCTACTAAGGCGCGTATCTATAAGACCGATGCGGATGGAACTTGTATCATGCGTGCTGATAAAGAACTTACAACAGCAAAGGAAGATAGTCTGGACTGTACAGCAATTTATCCTTCCCGTGTTGGTACTGTTAGTTCTGTTATTGAAGTGAACAAGGAGAATAACTTCTTTGACTTTGTAGATAAAGACATTCCTGAAGAATTGAATTTCGAAGATTGTCTCATAGCAGGAGAAACAATGACGGTTATTTTCCAGACTGGTATGCTTACAGGCAAGGAGTTCGAAGTAAAGTATATCCATGAAGCGAAAGACAAGAAAGAGGCACGTCGATTTGAAATTGTTCCGCAGGAAATTGATGGTATTACTATGCCGGAGCCGGAAGTCTGGCGACCGAAGGTTGGTGATACATACGCAGTGTTCGGAATTCAATTGCCGAAAGCTTATATCTGTAACGATAGCACACAAACGGGTGCGAGCTGGGAAGCTTTCAAGGAAGCTGCTAAATACCTCTATGAACATGAAGATAAAGCATTCATATTTACCGGGACATTGGACGGTATTTGGGCAAAGAAACGCTGGTTGGAGATCGGCGGTAAAATAGTACTCGGAGGGTATGTTGATTTCTATGATACGCAATTTCATCCGGAAGGTTCTCTTATCCGGATGATAGGAATCAAACGTTTTGTGAATAATCCGTATTCACCCGAAATTGAATTGTCTAACGAACCGATAGGCACGTCTGTTTCAAGTGATCTGAACAAGATCGAAACTAACGAGGTGACAGTTATTGAGAAGCATAAGGATGCACTACAATTCACAAAGAGGCGGTTTCGCGACGCACAGGAAACGATGTCCATGCTTGAAGATGCACTGTTGAACTTCTCCGGCTCTGTCAATCCGATAACCGTTTCAACCATGCAACTGCTTGTAGGTGATGAAAGTTTGCAATTCCGTTTTGTAAATTCAAAAACGAATCCGGTACAGGAATCTCACAATATCACTTTCAATACAAGTACAAAGATACTGAATGCTCCGGCAGGAATCATTCAGCATTTGACACTAGGTATTAGCTCTCTTTCTTCCTCTCACAAAGCAGATGAATACAAGTACTGGGATATGGCTGAATACAATTCTCCGGCACTCATTGACCCGAAAAAGAAGTATTATCTATATGCTAAAGTTGGCAAGGAGAATCAAGCCGGAACATTCCTCTTGAGTGAAACGGCTATTAAAATGGAACAGATAGCTGGATATTATCATTTGCTCACTGGAGTGCTTAACAGCGAGTATGAAGGTAGTAGAAGTTTTGTTTCCCTTTATGGCTTTACAGAAGTTTTGCCTGGACGAATAGCTACTGACATGGTAGTGTCTTCCGATGGCTTGAACTTCATTGATTTTGTCAACAATTCGTTTAGAGTTGGTAATAATGAACAATTTATAGATTTCAACTCAAAGGGAGATGGCAAATTGCGACTAAAAGGATCCATTATTCAGAGTGGAAGTGGAGAAGAAAGTTATATCGGTTGTTTTAGAGGTGTGTATAATAATTTATATACATATTATGAAGGAGATGAGGTTACTTATGATGATGGGAACGGTGCTTCTTCTTACAAATTTATTAGCAAAACTCCTTCAAAGGATATTGTACCTACTAATAAATCCTATTGGATTATTATTGCTTCTCATGGTAATAAAGGTGATAAGGGGGATGACGGAACAAACGGAGATCATATAGAATATGTTTATATGACAAAAGCTACGCAGCCCACAACTCCGTCCGGCAGTGATATTCCCCCATACGGATGGAGTTCAGTACCTACATCTCCCAATAATACAATGCATGTTTGGATGTCACAGGTTAAGGTAAGTGGCGCAGGTGTTGTAGGAGAATGGAGCACTCCAATACGTATTAGCGGAATTAATGGAAAAGATGGAAAAGATGGAGCAGATGGTACAGATGTTGAATTTATCTATAAACAAACCACTATATCCACACCTCCGACCAAACCTGAAACATCCCAAGAAGTGGACTATGTACCTTTGGGGTGGTCGGATAATCCTCAAGGAGTTAATTCTACCTATTTATATGAATGGATCTGCGTACGATATAAAATTGCTGGCGTATGGGGAGAATTTTCATCTCCTGTTGTTTGGTCTAAATGGGGAGAGAAAGGTATGGATGGAGATGGGTATGAATATATTTACAAGAGAACTACTGCGTCTACATCTCCCTCTCGTCCTACTGAAATATCACAAACCGATGATTTTATACCTGATGGGTGGGTGGATGATCCTAGAGGTGTTACATCAACATATATTTACGAATGGGTATGTGTTAGAAAGAAAACAAATGGCGTATGGGGAGGATTCTCTTCCCCAGCTGTATGGGCAAAGTTCGGTCAAGATGGAAATGACGGTTCGGATGGTGCGTATTTTGAATATCGGTATGCTAAGAATGGTTCAAATACAACGCCGCCGGAATTACTAAATACATCCGATATTCCGAATGGCTGGGATACTGTCATTCCTGCATTAAGCACCCTTGAATACTTATGGTGTACTATTGCAAAGAAATCGGCAAATGGGACATTGCTACAAAAATGGAGTGTACCATTAAGAGTAAATGGAGTAGATGGAGGTAAAGGCGATAAAGGAGAACCAGGGGATAAAGGGGAAAGTCCTGCAACTGTTTTTAGAGGAGTTTATAGCGATTCAAATACATATTACGGCACTAAATACAGACTTGATGTAGTTAAGTACAATGATGTATATTATGTTACTCGGATAGATGCCGGGGTATTCTTTGGGAAAACTCCTACAGATACGAGTAAATGGAATACCTTCGGTGCACAGTTTGATAGTGTAGCTACACAGTTGTTGTTAGCAGAATATGCTAATTTAGGTGGATTAATTTTCAAAAACGAAAAACTAATATCACAAACTGGATATATAGGCAATGCCCCTTCAGATGAGTTTGAGAATGATAATTTTGCTCCTAATATAGAAATAGACGGTAAGAATGGAGGGATTTATTTGAATGGTTTTTTTGCCAGCAGGTTTTCGACTTCTTATGAAACAACGAAAGATAAATATCCGAAAACGATGAACTTCATAGTAAAAGATAACACAAGCTTAGATTTTGTTTTACCTAACTCCGAAATGTATATAGGCTCAATTTTAACGGTATATCTTGATAAAAACATCACCATAGGTGGCGGTGTGCGAATAGGTAGTGCTAGTGACTACGGTATTGTATCATATAAAGGAAATGGTATTTCATTATTTGTGAAAAACAAGGGTACTATTGTAAGATTAATGGCTACCAGATTTGAATCAAACAGGCTAAAAAGGCGGTAATCAAGGCTACAATGGGAACTTATTAATTTTGATTCTAAACACTTTTCTTTTGTCGATGTAGCAGGAGGAGGCGTAATGTTAGACAGGTCAGTGGTTTCTTCAGAAAGAAGTTTTTCCGATTTACCAAGCCTATTTAATTATTGGAATACAATATAGTTATGAATTGGATAAATAAAATTAGGCATTGAAACGAAGTATTAATTTAAAATTATAAATGGTTATGGATTATTTCAAAAACTTACTTATTGGATTGATTACCGGTATAGCTGCTTATCTCAATCCTATCTCTGGGGAGATCAAAAGTCTTATTGCTGTATTTGCCCTCAATTTCATTTGTGGACTGCTTACTGCACTCCTTATCAATCATGAGAGTTTTTCTTTTAAAAAAGCTTGGAGGTGTATCGTAGAAGCAACCATTTTCTTTGCCTTGGTTAGTTGTATCTATTTTATAGGTGAGCATAAAGGAAATCCGGAAGGTGCTCTGCAATGTGTCTCATTTATTACGTACAGCGTATTTTATTTCTATGGAGTAAATATTCTAAGGAATATCAAAGAAATTCTACCCAACTCTAGTAATGGTTACAAGGTAGTAGCTTTCTTGCACTATGTATTAAGTGTTGAGTTTATAAAGAACATCCCCTATTTAACGAACTACTTACAAAAAGGAGACGCAAAATGAAAACTATTGATGCAATTATCATCCATTGTTCGGCCATGCGTGCCGGGCAGGATTTACGTGCAAAGGACATTGACCGGATGCACCGGGCTCGGGGTTTCAATCAGATCGGTTATAACTTCATTATTGATCTTAACGGAATAGTTGAGAATGGGCGACCGCTAAGCATTGACGGAGCGCATTGTAATACTAAAGGATTTTCAGAGTCTTCGTATAATAAGCACAGTATTGGAATCTGCTATATCGGAGGCTTGGACGCATCTGGAAAACCTGCAGATACACGTACTCCAGTTCAAAGGACAGCACTACGCGAATTGGTCGCGAAGCTTTGTAAGGAATATCCTATAATTGAAGTACTCGGACATCGTGATACTTCGCCCGATCTGGACGGTAGCGGGGAAGTAGAACCGGTAGAATATATTAAGGCGTGTCCCTGTTTTGATGTTCGTTCCGAGTTTACCAACTTCTTACGTAATACAGTTATCCGACCATGAAAGCGTTACCATGGATTTTGATTGTATTGTTGGCCTTGGCGGTTCTGTTTTTATGGAACCGCCAACAAAAACTGTCAATGCTATCACATCCGGATACAACCGAATACGTCGAAACTATTCCTTTCTATTATCCAGTACCTAAGGATAGTGTAGTAATCAGGTATAAGTACGCGAAGTTGCCTGTTAAGAAGGATACCTGTAAGGTAAAGCAAGATACTTATACACCTGATTCGGCAGAAGTCATTATCCCTATTATTCAGAAGATGTATAAGGATAGTCTTTATCAAGCATGGGTATCTGGTTACGATGCGAAGTTGGATAGTATTGAGGTATATAGCCGGACGATGGAGATTAAAATACCTGCACCGGTTCCTACTAAACATAAACGTTGGGGACTTGGCTTACAAGCTGGGTATGGCTATCCAAATGGCTTTTATGTAGGCATAGGAGTGAGTTGGAATATGTGGCAGTGGTAAAATTAAACTTGAAAAGGAATAAAAAAACTCTAATTGTTTTGTGTCAGCTTAAAATAGGCGGGGAACTTAGTATAATATGGGATGTGAACTAATTTGATGTATTATAGTAGTATTTTAGGCTGTATATTCATTTTGGTCTCAATTTTTATATATCTTTGCGTTGTGGTATATACTCAATAATATTTTATACGTTATTATGTGTGAAACTGAAGAAATATTCTATGAAGATGAAAGAAGATTAAAAGAAAGTGGGGTGCGAGATGTTTTTACCCCACATACTCCTATTAATCAAGAAAATCTATTTAGAGGGAGAATGGCGGAGGTACAGCAAATTCTTTCTACCTTGAATACACCAGGTCAACATGTACTATTGTTTGGTGATAGAGGCGTTGGAAAAAGTTCACTCGCCAATATTACATCAAGTAAGCTTATCAAAATAACAGAGAAGGAATTAGTCATAAAGCGATGTTCAAAGTCTGACTCTTTCTGTACGATTTTTGAAAATGTTTTAATGAAATGTGGCATAGATTTATCCATTCAAACTAAAAACACATCTGGTAATATATCAGTGAGTGGGTTTGGATATCAAAGAAGTACAGAGCATGGTGGATTTTCAAATAAAGCCCAGTCTCCTTCATGGATTTGTGATAAAATAAAAGATTTAAATATATTATTGCTCATTGATGAGTTTGATTCTATTCAGAATAAAGATGATAAACATAAAGTCGCAGAGTTGATTAAATTATTGAGTGATTCAAATTCATCTTTAAAAATATTTGTAGTTGGTATAGCTGCATCTGCAGAAGAATTAACAGCAGGTCATCCATCTGTACAAAGATGCTTGAAAGAGATCAAACTTGATAAAATGTCTCAAAGAGAACTTGTTGATATTATAAAAAATGGTTCTGCTAAATTAAATTTGAATTTTACAAGAGATGCAATGTTTCGTATTTGTAGATTGAGTTCTGGATACCCTCATTTTACACATTTAATATCATTGAAGGCTGCTGAGATTGTTATTATTAATGAACTGGAAAATATAGGTATAGATGAAGTGAATGAGGCTATAGAAAAGTCGATTATTGATTGTGAGAATTCTCTACGACAATCGTATGAAGAAACAGTTAAGTCCTCATCTACAATGGTTGTTTATCGTAAAGTGTTATATGCAACCGCTCTATGTTATGATGAATTTATAAGAAGTAAAGACATTAGATTTATTTATAAACTTATATTCGAAGAAGAAATAACTCAGCAAAGGTTGAACCAATATTTAAGTAAACTTGTTTCTAATTCTGATGATAAAATTTTGAGAAGATTGACTAAAGGGGTTTATCGATTCGCAGATCCAAGAATGAGTTCGTATATTCGTTTAGTTCAGTCAGATATGTATTCCGATAAAGAGGAAGAAATATATGTAGGTAGGAAAATTGAATTTGCATAAACTGTTTTATTATGATTAAATGTATAATTATTACTGGAACATCATTTCAAGAGGTTGAAATTAAAGTAAACCGTTTTTTAACAATTAATAGAATTCATACTATAATTAAGGTTGTTAATTTAAGTGATGAACAGTATATTGCTATGGCAATATATTATGAGGCATGATATGGAATCGAAGAAGTAGAGAGGACTTCTTTTAAATCTATCCTTTAATAGAGATATATTACAATGTTGAAAGAATAGGTAGCTATTTGGCTACCTATTCTTGTGCTCTCTGTAGAATACTCGAATCGTTTGGAGCTTTCTTTATAAAGTTATTCTCAATCTGATAAGCATCCATCTTGTCAGCATTAAAAGGCTGTAGTAATGATTCAAGGTCTTCCTTTGTCAGAGATGGACTTAGCCATTTTTCTTCGTCCTCTTTAGATAGGATAGCCGGCATCCGATGTTTTGTATTATGGATATAATCAGTCAAAGGGTTGGTATCAGTGGTGATAATAGAGAAAGTATCATATTCTTCTCCTGTCTCTTTGTCTAGCCAACGATCGTAAATACCTGCCATCGAAAAGATAGGTTCATCTTTCAGATATATGTAATAGGGAATCTTCTTTGCTCCCTCATGCCTCCATTCAAAATACCCGGTTGACGGCACAATACATCGCTTCTTCATAATTGGTTCCCGGAAAGAAGGCTTCTCAAAAATAGTATCCGAACGTGCATTGAGAGTCATTTTTCGGATTTCCTGCGCATCTTCTTCGGTTCTTACCCAGAATGGTATTAATCCCCAGTTGAACACTTGTATCTCATCCGCGGTTGTGATAATAGGATATTTCGGAAAGTTGAATGCATTCACGTGATACTGCTCGTTTAGCATATCTTGGTATATTTCAACAATATCCGATTTACGACTGTATCGGGCGGCAAGTTTTATTGCTTTCGCTGACATGGAATTATGGAAACACATACTATCTACAATTAATGTCTATAATCTGATTAATATCAGTAGTATAACACCCAGAGAGTTGTTCTTGTTTAAGTTTCCAGTCTCTTCCAGTTCCTTGAATAGCCAATTTAACGAATTGGTTATGCTCTCCGTTAATCTTGTCTATTGCCTTTTGAAGTCTTTCCCGCTTTTCACGATCCACTGAATCAAAAAGTCCAAGCTGGGCACCTTCAGTTATTTCAGTGATGATAACCCCGGCTTTCTTATACTGATACCCATTCATGAATATTGTTTTTAGTCCAATCAGCGCATAATGTACTATTTCTTGCGTGTCGTTTGTTGGTATCGGAAGATGTATAATTATATTTTTCCAATATTGAGGAAGATCTTCCCGAAAGTTATTCGTGTGAATAAACACCATCAGGGATATTGCATAAGATTTTTGTTTCCGGAGTTTTTTTGCACAAGTGGAAGCGTGGGTAGCAATAGCTTCAGCCATTGTATCTATATCAGTAAGCATTTTACCAAATGAGCGACTGGTGCAAATTTGCTTCTTTGCCGGTGGAGCTGATTCCATATCAATACATGAAATACCACGAAGTTCTTTCCATGTACGTTCTCCTACAACAGTCATATTCTTGCGTACCCATGCACCGGAAAGCTGCGTAAAGTCGTATGCTGTTTTCACTCCTTGCTTTTCGAGCTTTGCTGCTTGTCTACGTCCGATTCCCCACACATCACCGATATTCGTCAGTTGTAGGGCCTTGATTCGTTTCTCCTCTGTATCAATGATACAAAGACGGTTGTAAGCTGGATACTTCTTTGCAAACTTATTTGCTACCTTTGCAAGCGTCTTTGTAGGTGCAATACCTAAACTAACAGGAATACCGGTACCACGTGTTACCTGGTTTACTATTCTTGTTCCAAGTGATTGAATATCCTGAATGCCATCAAGGTTGATAAATGCTTCGTCGATAGAATAAACTTCCAGTTCGGGTGCTAATCCTGCCAAAATAGACATTACGCGTCCGGACATATCTCCATACAGCGTATAATTGCTGCTGAATACAGCAACTCCGTGACTACTCACCAAATCCTTAATCTGATAAGCAGGTACTCCCATCTTTATACCTAGTTCCTTGGCTTCATTGGATCGTGCAATAACACACCCGTCATTGTTTGATAATACAACGACAGGTTTCCCGTTAAGTGCTGGATTGAATACCCGTTCACAGGAAGCGTAGAAATTATTGCAGTCCATCAATCCGAACATTATCTTTTCCTCCGGTTCTTTTTAATTGTATAGGTTACTATTCCCCACACCATAAACTCATTATCTCTTGTTACCTTAATCAAGGGATAATCAGGATTGGAGGGAACCAACCAAGCTGCATTAGGTTCTAATCTTACTCTTTTGACAGTAAATTCCCCGTCTATAAAGCACACGGCAAGATCATCATCCAGTAATTCAAGTGACTTGTCAATTACAAGTATATCACCTTCTTCTATTCCCTCATCCTTCATTGAATCTCCGACTACGCGTCCGTAAAATGTGCTAGCCGGATGTCGAATAAGTTCTTTATTCAAGTCTATAGCCTGTTCCAAATAGTCTTGTGCTGGTGAAGGAAAACCGGCCTTTATACCTTCGTCTGCAAATTTAAGCGGCAGATTGCTGGATATATCTATCTTATGTATTTCTATTTGCTTTTTCATAACCCTGCTTCTTTTCATTAAGAACAAAAGAGGTCAGGGTTTGCTCACTAAAGATACTCGTTTTTAATTATAAATAGTTTTTTCCCAGTCATCCAACACTGTTACATCCCACCGAGGAAGATCCGGATTAATATAGGTTACAGACCTACCATACACAGAGAAACTTTTTCCAATAAACTCGTCGATAGCTTCATCTTCCCCTTTTTGAAGACAGATATTCATAAAAACATGCATTTCTTCCCAGTTTGTAGGCCCAATGAACAAAGATTCAATGAGCCTACCTTTTACAGGAGCTCCGACAACCTGATCTTTAATTCTGTCAACCAAAGAAACTGCTTCTTCAAATGTCATACTTGTAATTTTAGAGCAAAGATATAAAAAAAACAGATGCCCTCTCCCCTATCATATAAAAGCTATTTCAATCTGTGGAATTTCAGTATTACATATTTCAATTCTATTAAGAAAGATATTTTTGTAATTCTTCGATTGCCTGTGATGCACTTCGAACTACCACATACTTATTACGGCATGATTCCGCTTGTTTTTGAAACTCCTTCTGTTCTTCTGACTGTTTCCCTACCCTCGTTTTAAACTCTATACAAAGAGAAGCAAAACCCTTTTTGGGAATAAGTACGATCACATCAGAAACACCTGGCTTTACTCCTTGACGTTTCAGGTTAGCAGCTTCCCGTACATGACGACTTCCACCATTCGGAACGGCAAATATAAGTTTGTCAGGTATATTAGGAAAATATAGAGGAATAAGTTTAAAGAACTCTGTTTGTATGCGAGCTTCCTCGTTATTATGTACTTCTTTTGAACGTGGAGGATTACGCTGATCTGCATAACAATTATAACACATAAAGCCGGTATCGGTTTTAATAACCGACACCGTTTCCTTTCCACATAAAATACACTTTTCTTTAGTCATTAATTCAAAATAAGCTAAATTGTATTGGTCTTCTACCTACTGCTGTTATCGTTCTCTCATGAATCGGACATTGCGAAGCATACGGGCATCTTCCTGACATAGCAGAAAGATGCGCTCCATGCCATTCATCCCAATCTGTTACATTATTAGCGGAGAGGAAAGTTATCAGCTTCATACACCAGAAACCTCGTTCTTTCTCTTGACCTCCTGTAACTTCAAATAACCCATTGCTCTGTGGACGCTTCATTTAATTCTATATTATTTTTGTTAATAGTTAATCCTCAATGAAATATAATTTATTCATATCAGTTCTTGTTATGGGATAATTAATTCGGGATTATCATAGATATTACCAATCACGATAGTATCATCCATTCTTGTAAGGTCAGATTGCCCGAAATAGAATAAATTTCGACCATTAGAAAGTTGAAAACGACAATTATCATATAGGATAATAGCTGTATATTCTTCTGGTTCAAAACCAAATGTAACAGTGTGAAGAATATCCCCTTCATAGATTTCTGTTCCGTTCTTGTCGAATAAGCCTGTGAATTGTCCCACAGTTGTAGTTTCTACCTTACTTCTATTAAACATTTCAGTAGCTTCGCATCCATATTGGGAAAGTTTCTTGCTGAAAATAGCCATTTCACCACTTTCGTACTGAATCAAGTCACCAAATATCCATTCGTTATTATATAAGTTTTTACCTCTGAATTTTATTGTTCTCATATTCATTACTGAATTGTTATTAGTCAATTATTTCAAATGTAACTTTCACTTTTTTACAGCGAAAGCCTTTCTTGTACATCTGTTTCCATGTCCAATTAGTTCCAGACAGCCAGTACCTGACGCAATCTCTTCGGTAATACTTTTGAGTATTCATCATAAGTGTGCCATCTGGGTAGGTTATCATGTACATTATGTCTTCACGCATATTGACTCCTTTCTTTATTGACTTAAATTATTCATCATCATAATCAGTATCAAAGATACGTGCAACCATATCGACGATATTTTCTTCAATATCCTCGGTAGAACCAGTTACAGCATTAGCTATATTCTTTTTCTCCTGGATGATTCGATAAACCTTCTCATCTATCGTCCGACGGCCAAGAAAATAGTAACAGGTTACAGAATCCTTTTGCCCGATACGGTGTGCCCGGTCCTCACATTGACAGCAGTCTGCATACGTCCAGGGAAACTCAACAAAGGCTACATTGCTTGATGCTGTAAGGGTAAGACCTACACCAGCGGCTTTTATTGAGCAAATGATAATATCTGCTTTCGGGTTGTTCTGAAAAGCGTCTACGGCTCTTTGCTTCTCGTCCTGTGAGTCTCTTCCGGTAACCGATACGGCGGTAGGAAAATAACGTTTCAGTTGGTCTACAACTTCATGAAGAGAACAAAATAGAATTATCTTCTTCCCATTCTCCCGAAAATCTTTTACAAATTCAATAACATCACGTACTTTACCGCGAGCGGAGATCTGCCGTAGAATATTGATACGTACCATCACTTCACCGCGCATTGCCTTAGCTATCTTATCGTCGTCAGCGTCCTTGTATTTCTGTAGATACATAATAAGGTCGCGTTCTGCATCCATATACTCTTTTCGATTTGTGATTTCGCAAGTATTCACCTGCCGTATTTTATCGGGAAGATCTGTGAGGACAAGTGACTTTTCACGACGAAACATACAGTACTTCCATAGGTTAAAATTCAATTCTCTCAAATTTGATGCTTCTCTCTGTCCGGAACAGTATCTATCAACAAATGGTTTATATCCACCGAAATCGTTCATTCGATCTAAAATAGCCAACTGCGGAATCAAATCTTTAGGCCGATTTACCACCGGTGTTCCCGTCAATTCAATAACCCATTCTTTGCCGGTACAAATACCTTTGCAAAACTTAGCCTGCTGGGTTGATGCAGATTTGCAACGATGGCTTTCATCAATGATAACAGACTTGAATAAATTGATTGAGTTTCTAAATTCCACATCTCGCAGCGTCCAGCCTTCAGCTTTCTTTATACGTTGTACAAAGTACTTCTTTAATGATTCATAGTTAACAATAAATACCTGGTGCATTCCTGTCTGAAAGAAAAAAGTCCATGTATCACGTACCTTGTCGGTTAGGATCATCGCCTTTTTATCCGTAAACTTCTCCCATTCACGTAGCCAGTTGATTTTTAATGATGAAGGGCATACAACAAGACAAGGAAAAGCGTCTGCGAGGTTAATTGTTGCTATACTCTGTAATGTCTTCCCCAAGCCTGGTTCATCGCAATTCATAAATCGTTTAAGTTGCAAACCACGTGCAATACCTTTAAGTTGATAAGGATAAGGCTGAATTTTCAAATTGTGCGGAACGGTTAAATCAGGTAATTCCGGAATATCATAAGCGATATCCTCCTCCTTTTTTTCTGTACCATTTACCCAATTGATATTCTCAAATTGCCGTATTTGATAAATCATTCTTTCAAGGTCAACTCTACTCCGAGCTGGAACTATCCAAACTTTTTTTGCACCGTCAAAACGTCTTCCGGGAATTTGTCGGACTCGATCTACAATAGAAGGTTTATACTTGAATGATAATTCAAAGTTATCTCCTTTTAATTCAATATTCATGATTTAGAGTATTTTATAGGGGGATAATTTCCCCCTATGGTGATTGTAAGTTATGCGGTTGCGTCAAGAGGTGCAGGAGCATCTATCTGTTTTTTTCTTCCTTTTTTCTTCGGCTTTTCTTCCACTATGATAGCTTCTTCTGGTTCATCGGTTTCGAAATCAAGACGTTCTTGTCTAATTCCCCATTTTTCTTCAAATAGGTAACTTTCTACTTCAGCATCACATGCAGCTGCATCAATGCTTAATTCTTCGTAGTAGGGATATTGTTCGTCAAGGAGAGGAACGAAGATTTTCAAGTCAACGACTTTGCCGGACTGAAGAAGTTTGGATCCCATGATAGTTATTCCGGAAACCCCATCGACACTGTCATTCGCATAACCTGTAATGATATAATTTTCTAGTGTCTCTGCATATCCCGGAGAAGAAAAGCTATCCTTGTTGATATTAGAAGCCTCTGGCTGTTCACACAATACGACGAGATGCAATCTAAGCCGAATAAACGCCTCCCTTAAATCGCTGTGAATGATCTGATCGCAGCTCTTGTTAATTACATTCGTGTAGTTTGCTTCAGAGAAGCGTTCATTATACACAACATTCAGCCGGTCTTTCTTAACGACCGCCTTTTTAATCTCATTTTTTACTTGTTCCATAATCTTCTTTGGTTGATAAAGTGATAATACTAAATGTTGATACAACTCCCATGACGGCAGCCGTAGTTATTTCTCTTGATGTTGCATCTTCTCTTTGAGAAAAAGATAATGCTGTAAACAGGCCGACAACGGCCAGTCCGATTGTAATTTTTCTTAAAATTTTCATGATAATTACTTTTTGTTGTTATGCATTCCGGCCATTTTCATTTCCTCTTTTGCTTTACTTATCACAGTTACACACCATGATAATTGATGTGTTGCTGTCCGGTTACAACGTTCGCACCAATCGACGAGATATCGCTCCTCCCGGCATAAAGAACTAATTAGGGCATTTATCGCTGTTGCTGTCGCTTTCGCATTTTTAGCTGTATCAACGAGTGTTTGCATGACCTCGGACTTCATTGTCTCATTAAGCCAGTATTTCGAGTCTGCAAGCAGTTTGCCGGAGCGAGCAACATATACAGCCAGGTCATTGCCACGCTGTACGGCTTCTTCAGCATTTTCGCTCATTGTGATATTGAGAAAAGAATCAATATTTTGTAATTCAGCCAAAATTTGTTCTTTTGGAGTGATTAGTAAGTTCATATTGTTTTCACTTAAAATATATTTAAACCATTAGTTGCCACCATTTAAAAGCAAGGTCCTCGTATTTCTCTTTCCCCTTGATATACGTAGGGTGGTTACGGTCGGTGATAAAATGCTTGAAGATTTTACAGTTCTTTTTTGAGATTGCGTAGATGAAATCTCTATTGCTCCCTGCAATATCCATATACCAGGCACGGGAACGGTCCCAGTCGAAAAAGTCGATAGCTTCATCAAATTGCGCCTGTGACTCTGCAAAAGTCGTTTTTAAATCACCTCCAAAATTGTAAGCAGACAACCACCAATCCCATTTACATCGTGTATCAAGATGGTAGGCAAAATTTCCATAATAGAACTCCTGCTGCTTATTTACCATGAACTTCTGTGTATCAGATTGCGCCAACACGACAGCCAGGAATTGATCTTTCTCCGCCTCTTTCCGGAGCGCCTTACGCATTTCAAGCCCTAGCTCAAATTCTTCTGTCGTATACAAGTAATCGTCTACCATCAGCTTGTCATACCGGACACGGTCATTCTCTGTGATAAGAGCATCTACGAGAGTACCGAACTTGAAAGCCTTTTCTTTATCCCCGTATTGAACACGGGGATAAAGATAGTTTTTAAGCTCTGTCAGATCTGAATTACTGACTTCCGAACGTGAATAGTATGAATCGGGATTTGACATAACTATTTAGCTTTCACATCTGCTTCGTAGCTGATGAATTGTGATTCAATATGTGTCTGATCTTTACTGTTTGCTTTCTTCTCGCAGTATGTAGTCATCTTTTTAAAGATCTTCTCTAACTCATCAAAAGGAAGAGTCTGCCCCTCGCCTATCCACCACATCTGAAATATTTCCAGGTATCCTTGCTGATGAAGAACAACAATCTTTTCTTTTACCTTAGCGTTTGTCGGTGGAGGTGCAACAGATGCAGCAGCACCAGCAAAAAGATTACCGATTGAGCTTTGTTGCGTTTTCATTGCAACCTCCTGCCTATCTGCTTCTTCCTTTCTCTTTAACTCTTGTAATTGTTTGGCTGCCTCTTCTGCTTCTCGTTGTTTGCGCAATTCTTCTGCTTTTGCGGCTTTTTCTGCCTTTTCCAAACGAAGCCGTGTAAACTTTG